GGGCAACCTGTCGCTCAACGCCGAGGAAGTTGGCCCGATGCTTCGCAAGATGGCAGAGACCAACGGCGAACTCGTTGACGCTGTGATGGGCGCACTGTCGTCCGCTAACGCACAGGCAGAGGCCGCTAACATCTTCGCCGAACTCGGAACCGCGCATCGCCCAGATTCGGGTGACGCATTCAGTCGCATGACCAAGATGGCGAAGGCTGCCGTCGACGCAGGCGAACACAAGACGATTGAGCAGGCGATTTCCGCGCTGGTCGTATCAAACCCCGAACTCTACGACGCATACCGTCAAGAGAACCGCTAAACAAGGAGCGAAACCAACATGGCCTACGAAATTGCCAACCACGCAGTCCGCATCACGCTCGAGGCTGGTGAAGACCTCTCGGCGAAGCAGTACTACTTCGTGAAGATCTCGTCAGGGAAGGCTGTTGCTTGCGCTGCAGCGACCGACGCACCAATCGGCGTTCTCCAGAACGACCCTGCATCGGGCGAAGAAGCATCCATCGTCGTCGTCGGCGGCACGAAGATCGTGTCCTCGGCCAGCATCGCTGCAGGCATCAAGATCGGCACGAGCAGCGCAGGTAAGGCCGACGCAAAGGTCGCAGGAACCGACACCACCGAGTACACGGTCGGTCAGGTCATCCTCGGTGCTGGTGCGGATGGTGAAATCCTCACCGCAGTCGTCAACTGCGCGTCCCCGAACCGCGCGGCATAACCCGTCTAACAGGAAACAGGAGCAACAACCATGCCACAGCCCACCCAGAATCAAGTCCATGTTGACGCGATCCTGACCAACATCTCGGTCGCGTACCTGCAGAAGCAGGACAACTTCATCGCCAGCAAGGTGTTCCCAATCGTCCCTGTGTCGAAGCAGAGCGACAAGTTCTTCACCTACACGAAGAACGACTGGTTCCGTGACGAAGCGCAGCGTCGTGCTGATGCCACCGAGTCGGCAGGCGGAGGCTACAACCTCTCCACCGACACCTATCAGGCTGACGTGTACGCCTTCCACAAGGACATCGGCGACCAGACGCGTGCAAACGCTGACGCGCCGATCAACGTCGACCGTGAAGCCACCGAGTTCGTGACCTCGCGCATCGCGCTGAAGATGGAGACGCAGTTCGTGTCCTCGTTCTTCACAACGGGTGTGTGGGCAACCGATTCGACGCCGAGCAACCTCTGGTCGGACTACACCGCCAGCGATCCGCTCAACGACGTCGAGACGGGCAAGCGTGCAATCCTCTCGACCACTGGTTTCGAGCCAAACACGCTGGTCATCGGCTACGACGTGTTCAAGAGCCTCAAGAACCACCCAGACCTCGTCGACCGCATCAAGTACACGTCCGCACAGACGTTGACTGCTGATCTCATGGCCAGCCTGTTCGACATCGACCGCGTGTTCGTTGCGAAGGCTGTGAAGGCCACCAACAACGAAGGCGCGACTGGCGCATACGACTTCACTCACGGCAAGAACGCCCTGTTGTGCTACTCCGCACCGTCTGCTGGTCTCCTCCAGCCTTCGGCTGGCTACGTCATGTCGTGGACTGGCGTGTCGGGCGGCCTCGGCGCAACTGTCGGCACGAGCCGTCTCCGCATGGAGCAGTACAAGGCCGACCGCATCGAAGCCGAAGTGGCCTTCGACATGAAGGTGATCGGCGCAGACCTCGGCTACTTCTTCTCCAGCGTTGTTGCCTAAGGCGGTAGTCAATGGCTAACCGACTCACTAAGGGCAAGGGGCTTTTCGGCTCTTTGCGCACCAACGGCCCTGTTCGTGCTGCTCGCGTCTCCGAGACGAAGGCTGCGAACACGGTCGCGGATGGCGCGTCGATGGTGATCACGGCTGCACAGTTCTACACAGATGGAATTGTGTCCGCGACACCCACGACTGGTCGCAGCATTCAGGCTCCAACGGCGGCGTCGATTATCGCGCTGGCGAACGGATACACGACGGGTGACACTTTTGATTTCACGCTCATCAATCTGGCGGCGGCTACGCACGCTTTGACGTTGACTGTGAACACGGGTCTCACCATCGTGGGGTCTGCATCGGTTGCGGCGGCAACGAGCGGCACATTCTTGTGTCGTATTGCTTCGTCGACTACGGTGGTGTTGTACCGCAAGTAACTTCGGTTAGAGTGACCGAAGTGTCCGAATCGGAGGAACTATGGCTTACAGAGTGCTCAAGCCCATCCCGAATGGCGATGGCACATACCATCAAACTGGTGATCTTGTCGATGCTGGCGGCTGGCGCAATCTGCGTGCCCTGATCAGTGGTCGCTACCTTGTTGAGGTTGTGGAGGCCGTTGAGCCTGAGGTCAAGAAGGCGAAGTCGAAGCGAGTCGCTGCCGACGACGCCGAGTAAGGCTGAGGCGGCGGTAGTCGCATGGCGTGGACATACTCTGGTGATCCAGCAGGCTCTGCACGGGACAAGGTGCGTTTCCTCATTGGGGACACTGACACAACCAACCAGTTACTGAACGACGCAGAAATTGCGTTCCTGCTCGACCAGTGGAACAACAACGCTTACATCGCCGCTTCGGAGGCCTGTAACTCGCTGGCTGCGAAGTTCTCGGCAAAGAGCGACTATTCACGCTCGGTTGGTGATCTGTCTATCTCCACGCAGTACGGCCAGCAGGCCGACAGATACGCCTCGTTGGGTGGTCAGTTGCGTGCGCAGGCGACCGCATCCGCGCCTCCTTCGCCTACGTTCTACACGAACGATGCTGGAGATGTCGGTCATGCATCAAAGTTCTACATCGATATGGACGCCAACCTCGAATGATTCCAACCTCGATTGAACCAGCGTTCCTCGAGTTGATGCCTTCCACCGTGACGATTAACTCGGTGTCCTCAACGAACGAGTACGGGATTCGCACGTTCGGCTCGTCAACGACGGTGTCGTGTCGCATCCAGAAGTCCTCGAGGCTGGTGATCACAGAGGACGGGAAGCAGGTTCCAGAGGAAGGCCGCGTGTACTGCTATGGCACGGCGACAGTGACCGTGAACGACAAGTTGACGCTGCCCGATAACACAGTTGTGCCGATCTTGTCGGTGGAAACGAGGAATAACGAGGCAGGAGCGTTCGTTACAGTTATTTCATTTGGACGGGCATAATGGCCCGTAAAACACTGGTAAACGTGGAACTTGAGGGACTGCGCAAGTTCATTCAGAAGTTCAATTTGTCTGCGCAGCAAGTTCTTCCTGAGATGGGTGGAGCAATCTACGAAGAAGCCTCGGTTATCGCCGATGAAGCAGACATGCTTGTTCCGTATGACACGGGTGCGTTGGCCTTGTCGCAGATCGTGCACTCTCCTGCCTATCAAGGAAACCGTGTGTACGTCGACATCACATACGGTGGCCCTTCGGCTCGTTATGCTGAAGTGCAGCACGAAAACATGGAATTCAACCACCCGTCGCTCGCTTCAGGTCTCCCACCTAACGGTCGGCAGGCTAAATATCTAGAAGATCCGCTCATGGAGTCCGTCGACGGTGGCCGCCTAAGTCAAGTTTTGGCGTGGCGTATCGAGGCGCGTCTGCTCCGCAAGATGGGCTACTGATATGGCTCTTTTGGATGCGCTCGCCACACAACTCGTCGCCGATGGGGTAGGAACGCTCGGCACAACCATTTTCCTCGGCTACATGCCACCCACCCCTGACGCGGTTGTGGTGATCTACGAAGGACGCGGAAACGGCCCAGATCACGTGTTCGGCTCAAGCGTGTCAGGCATTGACCGTCCTCAGGTGCGTGTGCTGGTGCGTGCAGGACGCAACGATTACCCTGCGGCTCGAGCCAAAGTGGTTGCTGTTCGGAACAGTCTCGGATCAATCCAAAACGAAACCGTCTCGGGCGTGGCTTTCCTGTCGGTTCAGGCCACATCCGATTATTATCCTGTGCGTCTCGACGACAAGGAACGCGCCATGTTTGGGCTTGATTTCGTCGCATGGATCAACAACTAGTCGACCCCTACGGGCGGAACGCCTCCCAGAGCGACGAAAACCTGCGTTGTTGGCGTTGTAACAGGCTGCTCGCCCTGCTCGTCACAAGGCCGTATGTCATCGTGTGTGCGCGTTGTAAAGCGTCTAACAAGGGAACATAACGGGTCACGTTATGTCCTTTGTGCGGAAGTGGTTGCTGAAAGGCGTTCCTCATAGCCATGCTGTAGGCGGTCAAACAACAGAGGAGGAGACCATGTCAACACAAACCCCAGAAGCACCCATAATTGACAGCGAGGCGGCTATCGCCAATGCGCGACGCAAAGACATTCGCGCCCAAGCAGCCAGCACACAGTCCGAACTTGACAGTTTGGCAGCCGAACTGTACGCAGAACTCGGATCATGGGCGAAGGTTGCCGAGCAACTTGGCTACGCCAACGGTGCAGTAGCGCGACGCGCTGGTTTGCGCCACAGAGGCCGTATGGAGATCAACGACTAAGGCTCGGTCAAGCATCAAACTTGCTAGGGTGACTTAGCATCAGTGAATAGCGTCGACGCGGACACGGATTCCGCTTTATCTCAGGTGGCTGAATGGCACGCAAATTCTCGTTAAGTATCGGCATAGTTTTAGTCAGTTTGATAGGGACGGTGGCGTGGGCGTCGCCTCTCAAAGCACCAGACGCCCATGTCTATGCTGATCCTTTGGCAGCGCGAGCCAACCAGATCACAGCCGTCGAGGAGCGATCCGTGTCCGTGCCGTCGTCCTTCAGGAAGGGTGACTGCCGATGGATGAATATCCTTGCCCTCGAGGCAGGCTTCGAGCGCAGCGACCTTCCGACCCTTCGATTTCTCGCTCGACGCGAATCGGGCTGCTGCCCGAACGTACGCGGAGGCGATGTGACGGATCAGGACTGCAATGTGCTGAAAGTCGTCGACTGGTCACATAGGTCAGACTCGGGCCTCCTTCAGATCAACGGAGTCCACTGGAAGAAAGACCACCCCGAATATCGGGGTCTGGTTTGCCGTGAAATGAGAGTGTGCTCTCAAGAACCCCTATTCGATCCGCTCACCAACCTGCGCGCAGCCAAACTGCTCTACGACGTCGCAGGATGGTCGCCTTGGGGATTGGACTAGACCCCTGTTGTGAACCGTACTGTTCGGCTGCTGATCTGGCAGACTGACCAGCCCTATGACTCACAACTCAACACACGCGGTTGATGCCGCCACTATCTGCGAAGCCATCCGACTCCTTCAACGCACTTGGGTAGGAAGAGGCGACGAGGAACGCCTATTTAATGTGATCGGCCAACTGCGCGGCAGTCTTGCAACCCCACTTGATAAAGGTGCTTCTCGGGTCGTGATACCATCGCGTTAAACGTGTCCAAGTGACCTCGGTGCTCCCAAGTGCCCATTGTGGTCGGGGCGTGTCGAGGCCGCTACGCGTCTGACATTGGGAGCAACATGGCAAAGTATCGAGTCACGACAGGATTGGATTACCCTCCGAACAAGCGCGCCGAGGCAGGCGACGTCGTGTCTGATTTGCCACCCAAGTCCATCAAGTGGCTGCGTGAGCAAGGTCTAATCGAGCAGGTTGACGGCGTTGAGGCTGCTGATCCTGTGACAGAGGAAGAGGAGGCCTGAGATGGCGTTTCTGCACGGCAAAGGCACACGCGTCCTGCACGGTGCTTACGACCTCACGACCTATCTGAACGAGGCCTCCGTCTCCCACGACGTTGAGGCGAATGAAACGACCACTTTCCAGTCGTCGGGATCGGCCAAAACCTATGTTGTCGGTCTCCGCGATGCGGCTGTCTCGGCGTCGGGCCTGTTTGACGGCTCATCGGACGCGATTGACCAAGTTCTGACCGCTTCCATCGGCTCGGATTCACTTGCGCCAATCACGATTGCCCCAGACGGCTTCACGGTTGGCAACGGTGTGGTGATCGCTCTCGCCAAAACGACTTCCTACGAGGTTTCATCGCCTGTCGCCGACGTTGTTTCTGTTTCTTACGACGCCCAAACCGATGGCGGTGCTGATCGTGCTGTGTCTTTGGCAGCGTTGGCGTCTGTCTCGAGCACAGGCAACGGAACATCGGTGGATAACTCGGCCTCGAGCACTGGTGGAGGGATCGCACAGGTTCACGTCACCGTTAATACTCGAAGCGCGGCCACAACACTCAAAGTGCAACACTCTGCCGACAACTCGACGTGGGCCGATCTGGCCACCTTTACTTCGGTGACGAGCACCCAAGTAACTTCGGAGCGCGTAGCGGTTTCTGGAACGGTCAACCGTTACCTGCGCGCCACACACACCATTGCCTCAGGCACTGGTGCGCTAACATATCAAGCATCGTTCGCAAGGCGATAAGGAGCACAAATCATGGCTTTCGTTCACGGAAAATCGGCAGCATTCAAGTTGGATGACTCGGGCGGCACGCTGCGTGACCTGTCCACGTACCTCGACGAAGTGTCGATGCCGCGCGACATTGAGACCGCTGAGACGACCACTTTCCAGTCGTCTGGCTCCGCCAAGACCTACATCACAGGCCTGACCGACGCCACGATCTCGATTTCGGGCAAGTTCGATGCAACCGCAGACGGCTACCTCGCAGGAGTCCTCGGGCAGGCAGCAACACTGTCTTTCGAGTATGGCCCGTCAGGAACCACCGCAGGCATGATCAAGTACTCGGGCGAATGCATCATGACCTCGTATGAGGTTTCCTCGTCGGTCGGCGACGCTGTGTCGGCTTCCGCAGATTTCCAGATCACTGGAGCGATCACTCGCGGCACTTGGTCGTAACCTGTAGGCTGTAAGCCTCAACACAAGGAGAAGGCATGAGTCTCAAAGACAAGATTCTGAACATCAACGACGTCACCCGTGAGGTGGTGAAAATTGACGAGTGGGGTCTCGAGGTAGAGGTGCGCTCGATGACTGGCGCGGCTCGAGCAGCCATCGTTCAGGCAGGAGCAGTCGAAGGCAAAAGCCCAGACCTCAACAGGTTCACAGCCGACATTGTGGTGATGTGCACCTTCGATCCCGAGACTGGCGAACAGGTGTTTGATGAAACCGACGCTGCTTCCGTCATGGAAAAGAACGGGGCAGCCCTTGAAAAGATCGTCACCGTAGCGATGCGCCTGTCAGGTTTCGCAAAGGACGCGGTCGACGTCGTGGGAAAAGACTCTTAGTCAACCCTGAACGAAGGTTCCTGTTTGACCTCGCAGAGAACCTCGGAAGAACCGTTGAGGAACTGCTCTACGGCTCGCCTGCGCACCGACCTATCTCTGCTAATGAGATAATCGAATGGGCGGCAGTCTACAAACTGCGCGCCCACGACGCAGAAAAGGCGTCAAGACGCAGAGGCAGGTGATCTATGGCAACCGAGATGGAGGTAATCGCTCGAATAGCAGGCGACGCCTCTGGTGCGGTTGACGCGTTCCATCAAGCGTCTGGGGCTGCACAGGGCTTCCAAAAAGAGATCGACAAGATGAATGCGATGCTTGTCGGGCTTGGAGCAGCCATCGGCACTGCTGGCTACGCGATCACACGCTTCGGCAAGAACGCCTTCGATGAGGCTGCTCGAGTGTCCGAACTTGATGTGGCTATGACAGCCATCGGTCGGTCAACGGGTGTTGGTGCAGGCAAACTGAAAGAGGCTGCCGCCGCGATTAAGGCGAAGGGTATTGAGACTGCCGCCGCCCAGAAGATGGCCATCGAATACGCGCAAGGCGAATTAGATCTTGCTGATGCTGCGAAAATTGCGCGTGTCGCGCAGGACTTGGCGGTTATCTCACAAAAGAACTCGACAGATACAGCGTTGTTGTTGACTCGAGCCATCAAGACTGGTAACTCGCAGTTGCTGAAATCGGCTGGTGTGTCCCGTCAAGCGTCCGAGGCATACGAGATGTATGCAACGGAACTTGGCAAATCAACGACCGCTTTAACCGCATCTGAACGTCAACAGGCCATCGTTAACCTGATCATGGATGAGGGTGAGAAGGTTGCTGGCGTTTATGAGGCGGCGATGCAGGAGGCTGGCAAGGTTCTGCGTTCGTTCCCACGCTTGTTTAACGACATTCAAGTCGCTATCGGCGGTGCTTTAGTAAACGGATTCGGGCCTTTGATCATGTCGGCCTACGACATGGTGAAAGCATTCTCAAAAGCGATCTCTGAGGGTGGTTCGCTTTACCCAGTTGTGCAGGCACTCGAGATGGTTGTCACGGAACTAGTCCAGCCGTTCGTTAATGCCTTCGACGCGATAACCCACTTCATCAAGGGTCTCAAACTGACGGAAGAACAAGTGCCTGCCATCGCCGAAACGATGCGGAAACTTTTGCCCGTCATAACTGCGGTGTCGGCAGGCTTGTCGGCGTTCGCAGGGAGAAGCCTGCTCGGGAACCTCCCCGTGATCGGCAGATTTGTTGGCGCATTAAACCCGATGGCTATCGCAATAACCACGCTGATCGCGCTTTCGCCGCGCCTGCGGTCGTCGTTCACTGGCTTGATGCAGGAAGCCCAGAAACTCATTCCACCCTTATTGAAGATCGCTAAAGCAATTGCAGAAGCAGCAGCCGAGTTCGTGGACGAGTTCATCATCCCGATGGCCACCGCGCTGCTGAACCTGCTCGGGCCTGCTATTAACGCCATGTCTGGATTCTTGGATGCCTTCAGTGGGTCGGCGGATCGAGCGCGAAACGTCACCGAAGCCCTCAAAACTGCTCTGGTCGTTTTAACAGGCGTTTATGTTGGTCTCAAGGTTGTGGCAGCAGCCCAACTTGCGATCACAAAAGCCCAAGCCATCTGGGATGGAATCCTCACTGTTGCAACCTTTGTGCTGATCGCCGCAACGGACGGCCTCGCAGCAGCCTTCGCAGCCCTCGGAGTGACGATCACGGCCACAGGCATCGGCGCGCTGGTCATCGTCATCGGACTCGTTATCGCAGCACTGGTTGTCTGGTATCAGAAGTCGGTCTGGTTCCGCAACATGGTCAAGCAGGTATTTGAGGGTGTGGTGAACTTCTTTATTTGGGTCGTGAACAAAATCATCGAGTACATCAACATTTATCTTGGCATGGCAACTAAAATGATCAACGGCCTGATCGGTATCTACAACAAGGTTGCCGCCATCACAGGCCTCCCAAAGATCGACCCCATTGACCCGTTAGCGATCAAAACCATCGGCTATCTGAACGTCGGCCTCGAGGAAACCGAGAACCGCGTCAACAGGCTCACGGGAGCGTTCTACAAACTGGTCAACGCCCAGAAACGGGAGAATCAGGCTCGGTTAGACGGCATGGGCTGGCTAGACGCGTGGAATGAAAAGGCCAAAGAACAGTCGCAAGGGCTTGGCGATGGGGCATCAAAGGCCGATGACCTTAAGAAAAAGATTGACGACCTGAAGCAAAAGACGCTCGAGTACGTCAAGGACGGCCTTGAGAACGCTCGGCAAGCCCTAAAAGAGCAGCAGAACGCGATGGAAGAATACGCCCAGAGCGTGTCCTCAACCGTTCGCGCACAACTCAACTTCGGCAACGCGATGTCGATGGTGATCCAGAAACGCAAAGAGGAAGCCGACGAGATCGCTCGTCAACAGGAAGCCCTCAACAATTACGCTGCGAGCATCTCAGGGGCCGTGAGTAAGGTTCTGTCGCTCTCTGGCGTGCTTGACGATCAGGCGAAGGCCGCTGACGCGCTGGCTAAAGCCCAAGCCGACGTGGCCAAAGCACAGGACGATTTCGCCGACGCAATACTGCGAGGTGATCTTGAGGACATTGTGAAGGCTCAGGAAGCGTTCGCTAAAGCCACTCAAGAAGCCAACGCTGCACAGTCGCAGCAAATGACGTTCCTTCAGCGTCTCGCCAAACAAGCCGAATCGGCAATAGGGTTCGCCGACCGAATCAAGAAACTTGCTGCGGCAGGTCTCACTCAGGCTGCTCTTGATCAAGTAGTGCAGGCAGGCGCGGTCGCAGGAACGGCTATCGCGGATGAACTGTTGAAGGGTGGCGCGGAATCAATCACGACGGCAAACAAGTTGTTCGCCGACATCGCGTCTGTTGCTGAAACCGTAGGCAAAAAGACTGCTGCAACCTACATGTCTGTTGGTGAGGCGGTCGGAGCGAACCTAATGGATGCGTTGGTTGAGCAGTCAAAGAAGGCTGCCTACTTCGCGGAGAAAGTGCGCGAACTGCTGGCAGCAGGGCTGTCTCGGGGAGCGATTCAGGAAGTGCTCGACGCTGGCGTGGAGGCTGGCACAACTATCGCTGAGGAACTGTTGCAAGGTGGTGCTGATCGGATCAAGCAGACAAACGAACTGGTCGATCAGGTTAAAAGCGTCGGCGACGAGTTGGGCAAACTGCTTGCAAATACCTACTATCAGGCTGGCGTTGATTTGGCGCAGTCCATAGTGGCTGGCTTGGAATCCAAACTGCATGAAGTGGAAATTGCCCTCGCCAAAATCACGACGCTCAAAGGCGCGCAAGCCTATTTTGACACGGTTTCTGGTGATGTTGACGCAGCCCAACGGCCATTGGGCACTTTGACTCCGCGCACGATCACAGGGCCACAACCACTCGAGATTCCATCCGTGCCGATTTATGGGTTCGGCGAGGACGGATTCCTGAAGGACTTCTTCGACTTCTCAAACATCGTCGCACTGGCTTCTGGTGGCATCGTGAGCAAGCCCACGCTGGCTCTTGTCGGTGAGGCTGGCCCAGAAGCCGTTGTTCCACTTGGCCGAGGCATGAATCCGATAACTGGCGCAGGAGACATTAACATCACAGTCAACGCTGGCATGGGAGCGAATGGGAACGAGATTGGCCAACAGATCGTTGATCAACTGGTGCGCTGGCAGCGTAGGAACGGCAAACTTCCAGTTAGTACGGTGTAGTCATGGCTATCACGATGGCGTGGGGCGGTACTTACACCGTTCTTTTAGAGGTCGGGTTCATTGTTCGGGAATTCACGCTTAACACATCAACGCTTGACGGCAGTGACGTTCTTGACGGGACGCTCGAGGGCATTGACGCCACCGAGTGGGTGCAAGAAATCTCTATTAACCGAGGACGGAGCGACATCTTGCAGGATTTCACGGCTGGTCGCTGCGTTATCGTGCTGAATAACAACGACCGTCGATTTGACCCACTGAACGCATCCTCCCCGTATGTTGATCCATCAACAGGGGAATCTGGGGTAGTTCCGCGTCGCAAAGTGACAGTGAAATACGGATCGACGACCCTTTTCACAGGTCGAATCACTGATATTGATTTCGAGTACGAGCCGACCCCTGTCACAAGAAGCACCTGCACGATTGAGGCCAGCGACGATTTCCTGCGGCTTGCCTCAACCTACATTTCGGCGCACACACCGACTTCTGCGCTCTCTGGAGCCGCCGTCTCTGCGATCCTTGATCGCGCTGAGGTGAATTATCCGAGCACACGCTCGATTTCAACAGGCACGGCCACTATCGGCGCATATCCGATAGCGGAATCAACCAACACGCTCGATTATTTGCTTGATGTTTCGCGCACCGAGCAGGGATATCTTTTCATTAAAGGCAATGGAGACCTGAACTTCACCGACAGGGTGACGGCCTCGTTCGCGTCCCCAACGTTTACTTTCACGGACTCTGGTTCTGGCGTCGGCTACTCAGATTTCGGCGTCCAGTACGGCGATGAGTTCCTTTACAACAGGATTCTGGTAGAAAACGCCACAGGCACAACGGTCAATGCCGATGATGCGACAAGTCAAACCACCTACGGAATCAGTGCGTTGCGGCTCGGGGAATGCTTGTTCGCGTCGGATGCAGCCGCCCAAAGCCTCGCCGACTTTCTGCTGAACGAGTACAAAGAACCAGAATATCGAATCGACGAAATCAAAGTGGATTTCGCTGGCGCAAACGTGTCGACCGCTAACCAGCAATCCATAGTTGACCTAGATTTAGGTGGCGTGATCGCGGTGGTGAAATCGTTCTCGACAGGCACGCCGTCATCGGTTAGCCAGAATCTGGCGATCCAACAGATCAACCACTCGATCTCCCCTCTAGCCCACTCCATTAACTTCAGACTCTCTCCAGCCCGTGTGCTCGGACAGTTCACACTCAACTCGGCGACCCTCGGCACACTCGATGACAACAATGCGGTAACATAAGGGCACTATGGCTGGACTTGGGGCAAAACTTTGGACTAGCGGCGAAGTGGTCACTGCCGCGAACGTTAACGGCTACCTTCAGGATCAGACCGTTATGCGTTTTGCTGATGAGGCCACTCGAACGGCAGCGTTCGGTGGTGCTGGCGAGCCGACACTGGCATCTGGAATGATGAGTTATCTTGTTGATGTTGCACAGGTTCAGGTTTACAACGGCAGCGCGTGGGTTGCCATCGGTGGCGGCGCAGATATTCTTCAGGTTCAGGTTTTCAGTTAGGAGATCGACATGGCAACATACACCAAGCAGAAACTGAGCGCGTCAACAGACGGTCGCGCCATCAAAGTCGCTGCAACAGCAACGGCTGGCACAACCATCCACACTGGATCGGCAACTGCTACCACCTACGATGAGGTGTGGCTGTATGCACAGAACACTGATACATCTGCAGTGAAACTCACGATTGAGTGGGGTGGCACTACTGCACCTGACGATCTGATTGAAGTGACTGTGCAGCCTGAGGCTGGCTTGGTGGCGATTGCTACTGGTCTGCTGATCAAGGGCAATGCGACTCCTCTTGTGATTCGTGCGTTCGCAGCGACTGCGAATGTGATCACCATTCATGGCTTCGTGAACCAGATCACGGCATAGGGGCTTTATGTCTCGCAGGCTTCTTGGGTATGTGAGTGCGCTGAGCAGTCAGTCCTTGACTCGTTATGGTTGGGCTTCTGGCGGTACTGGCTCTATCACGCCATTCACGACTGCTGGCATCACCTACAACGGTGTCTATTTCAATTCTGATGGCACTCTTACTGTTACTACTGGCGGTTTGTTTGATGTGCTTCTTGTCGGCGGTGGTGGTGGAGGCGGTAACGGTGGTTCATCTGGCTACAACGGTGGTGGCGGTGGTGGTGGGCAAGTATTGCAATCCACTATCTATCTAGCAGCAGGTTCGTATTCGGTTGATGTTGGTGCTGGCGGTGCATCCAGAACGGCTGGTAATCCAACGACTATTTATTCAGGAACAAACTCGTTGCTCATTGCTCTTGCTGGTGGTGCTGGAGGTCTAACAGTTGAAGGTTCGGCAGTCGCAATAGGTGGCTTCTCATCTGGCGGTGGTGGTTCAGGAACAGGCGGTTCTGGAGCGAACGGTGGTTCTGCAGCGATTAGCACGATTACTGGTTACGCAGGCGGTAACGGGAACACAGGCGGTGGTGGTGGTGGCGGTGGTGGTGCAGGAGCAGTTGGTAGCAACTCTGGTGGCGCAACAGGAGGCGCAGGTGGGAATGGTGTTGCATCATCATTCACAGGTTCATCCATAACATTTGGTGGTGGCGGTGGTGGTGCAGGAGCAGGTGCAGCAGGTGGTGCTGGAGGGTCTGGTGGTGGCGGTGCTGGAGCGACATCTGGTGCTGGAACGGCTGGAACGGCAAACACGGGAGGCGGTGGCGGTGGTGGTTCTTACACGGGTGCTGGTGCTGGTGCTGCTGGTGGATCGGGTATCGCTTATGTTCGATGGGCGGTGAACGCATGAGACCAAGTGGATATGTGAGTGCAGGTCAGGTGCAGCAGATTGCGTACACGCCGTACGGGAATGGATCGGGTGGTTCTTCTTCCACGATCACGGTGTCTGGTCAGTCGTACACGCTTCTGTCTTTTACAAGCGATGGAACTTTGACTGTGAATCGATCTGGTTTGTTTGATGTTCTTCTTGTCGGCGGTGGTGGTGGTGGTGGTTCAAGTTCAGACGCTCAGTATGGTGGTGCTGGTGGTGGCGGTGGAGCAGTAGTTGAATCAACGATTTACATTCCAGCAGGAACTCAATCCATCACGATTGGTTCTGGTGGGGCGATAAACGGCGGTTCTGGTGGGAATGCTGCTTGCAACGGTGGTGTGTCTAAAGTTGGCTCGATAATCTTCGCCACTGGTGGCGGTGGCGGCTCGTCTTCTGCCGAAACTGGTACAGGTCCACAAGCAAGGAATGGTGGTTCAGGTGGCGGTCGTGCGTATTTCAACGACAGCAACTATGGGCTTCCCGATGGTTGTGGTTATGGATTCCGAGGTGGCACTGGTGGAGGTAGTGGTGGCGCTGGTGGCGGTGGCGGTGCTGGGGCAATCGGTGGCAATGCTTCTGGTTCATATGTCGGTGGTACTGGTGGTGCTGGTAGGGATATTTCTCTCTGGATAGGTCAGTCTGCTGGTACTACTTACAAGGCTGGTGGTGGTGGTGGAACGGGGAACTCTGGTGGCACTGGCGGCACTGGTGGTGGTGGCAATCGTGGTTCTGCTGGAACGGCTAATTCTGGCGGTGGCGGTGGTGCAAATAACACTGGTGGTTCAGGCATCGTTTATGTTCGTTTCCGTGACAACGCATAAGGAGAAACTATGTCGCAGTATTTCGCACAACTAAACGAGAACAATGTCGTGACTCACGTTGCTGTCGTGACAGCAGAGTTCATGGCAGAGAATCCAGATCGCTATGAAGGTCGATGGGTTGAGACCTTCTTTGACACGAAAGGCAAAACCTACGCTGGCATTGGGTTCACCTATGATGAGGACACTGAGGATTTCACTCCTCCTGTAGCACCAGAGCCACTAGCCGATCCTGAGTGACGGCCACCTGCTGAACGGCACTTAGGCTGCGCCGTTTGATATTGTGAAACGCGATGCCAAGTTCAGACACCTTCTCGCGTTTTAGGACACTTCCAGTTGACCCTGCAACATCTGCGGCTGCCGTGACTCCCCACAATACGAACGACCTCACTTACGTCACGCGCGCGTTGTACGTAGGTACAGGTGGGGACGTCAAAGTGAATATGGCAGACAGTGGCACTGTCACATTTGTGGGTGTGCCAACTGGAACTACTCTCGCGGTTCGTGCGTCGCGCGTTTATTCAACAGGCACTACGGCCACCGATATTGTTGCTTTGTGGTGATCCCACGTGATGATATCGCCTTCGGCGATCACGGTTAGTCGTGGCGGCATTTCGTTTGATGCCTTATCGGCGTGGCTTGCAGGCGTTGCGCAAGCCCTCAAACTTGACGATCTAATTCGAGGGGTCTTGGACAACGACTTCTTGTTGTGAGAACCTCAAGATGGTCGCGCTGGATCATTGCGCTCGCACCGCTGATCGCTCTCGGCCTGACTAGCACAGAAGCGCGCGCAGAGGCGCAGGTAGGGCTTTACGCAACTGGCTACATTTATCCGTCCGACCAGATACCTGTGCGATCAACAAGCCTGTATCCGACGTGCGGCTCAGAGGTCGAGAACAACATCAACCGCAACTTTGATGGTGAACCTTTCCAAGCCTGCGGATGGGATTTCTTTATGGTGCACTACGAGGGCTTCATCCAAATCCCTGAGCATCAAACCATCGAGTTCATGGTGGCGGCAGATGATGGTGGGACGGTCTCTATCGCAGGAGCCGAATTTGGGACATGGAATCTTAAGGGATGCTCGTGGAGCGCGCCTGCTGATCTGTCTGGCCTTGAAGGGGAGCAGCCTCTTGATGGGTGGTTCTTCGAGTACGGTGGCGGCACATGCTTTATGCTGGCGTGGAAAATTGATGACGAGTATTGGGAGATAGTTCCAGATTGGGCATATACAACGGAATCCACACCGTCGACAACGACCTCTACTACTACTGTCCTCGAAACGACTGTCCCTGCCACCACCACTACTTCTACGACGCTTCAGGCAACTACGACAACGCCAAGTACGTCGACAACAGCATCAACGATATCCACCACAACATCTAGCACCTCCTCCACCACAACGACAACTGAACCAGAAACCACAACGACTTCATCTACGAGTACGTCGCTAGTTGCCACGTCAACCACACAAGGATGGGTATCTCCACCGCCATCAGCCACGACTGAACCTTCCACGACGGCTCCAACAACAACCACAACGGAAGAACCAGCACCCCAAACATCAGAAGCAACAGTTCAATCCACTCCATCTACCGACCTCCCCGTCGCAACAACTGATTCGCCGTCCACCACACGCCCAACAGAACCAGCCACGTCCGTGCCTGTGGAAACTGCCACCACACAAGCAGAATCAACAACCACACTTCCCGACCTCCTTGACGGCTCGAACGACCCACAGTTTAGTGAGGTTGAGGCTGAACAGGCGCGCGCATTAGTCGACGAGGCCATAAATGACGGGCTGACAGCCGAGGTTGTCGCGGCTTTGGCTGCTGATCCAGCCGTCATCGAGAACGTGAGCGTTGACCAAGCAGCGGAAATCTTTGAAGCCCTGAATGACGCGTCGTTAACCGACGCACAGGTGGATGCCGTTACTGAAGTCATGAACAATGCGCCTGATGAAATCAAAGAGGAGTTCGAGTCGGCGGTCAACATATTCGGCAAGGGCTTTGACAATTACGTTCCTCTCGGCTCGAGCATCTCGGTCGGGGTTCGTCGAGTGGTGATCGCTTCCAGTGCGCTATTATCGGCTGTGCCGAGCGTTCGGGCCGAGGGAACTAGCAGGCGGCAAAGGGTCTGAACATGGAAAAGTGGCTAGAAGAAGCGCATGGCTTGGTCTGGACGCTGGCTGGCACGGGCATGGTGCTGATCACACTTAGCGGCCAAACACTCAAGTGGGGTGTCATCATCAGCGTTCTGGGCCTTTTGTTACACTTGGGGCTGTCCGTTCTTAAAGGAGACAATTGATGACGAAGGCTAAAGAGATCGCGCAGAGATTGGCGTCTCTGTTCTTGATGAATGCTTTGGGTATCATCACGGGATCGGCGATCATCGCGCCTGAACTCGAAGTTTGGAAGTCGGCTGCCCTCGCTGGATGTGTGGCCTGTTTTAAGGTGGCAGAAGCCCTCGCTCGAGCGTCTGTTGATGGGTCGCTCACGAAGGATGAAATTGACGCCGCGTTCGGTGGCAATCCGTCCGCGAAGTCAAAGCCTCGTCGCAAGTAGGGCTGCTGAAACATGGCCAAGAAGGGGCAAAACCTGCTTCCCATTGCGAAGGTGCGGCTTCCAGCCGATCTCAAGGGTGTGGAGAACGGCAAACTACCCAAAGAACTGCTACGGCCTATCAAGCCGTCTGGTCGAATGCATCATCGCGCCGCGCTCGGGTGGCAGGCTTTGCAGATTCTTGCGGCTCGAGAAGGCTTGACGCTGGTTCATGTTGGCGATTACAGGCCGTATGAGCAGCAGTTGAGCCTGTTTATGTCCCGAATGAAGGACTATCCCGACGCCAAGAAGGCCGAACAGACGACACGCAAGTTTGATGGCAAGGTCTGGTATTTGCATCAGGGTGCGCCAGTCGCCACGCCTGCTACATCGAATCACGGGTGGGGACTGGCCATTGACGCCGCCCTGAAGGACGCTAAGGGCCAGATCGTCACGATCACAGCCAAACCGAAGGGTGCGAAACGCTCTGGTCTTGACTTCCTCCTTGAGTTTGCTGAACCTTGCGGCTTTTCGTGGGAACTTCAGAGCGAGGCATGGCACGTGAGGTGGGTGGTAGGCGACCAAGTGCCTGCCCTCGTCCTCGACACGATTGCACAGGGCGCGTAATCAATGGATATGGGCCTGTCTGGCGTGTTGGCGGCCCTCATTTCGGCGGTCGGATTGGTGCTGGCGACCCTCGTGCAAAAGGTGCGCAGAGAGAACAGAAATGATCACGCGGTGGTGATCGAGGAACTAAGATGGTTGCGACGCCTAGTAGAGAAGGTAGACGCAAAACATGACGCACACATCCAAGCCTTCCACGACAGTGAGGCAAAGCCTTCGAGCCGAAGTCGAGCGCGAACGAACAAGACAGGGCTGTAGAGACCTAGAGGATTTTCTGGCCTCGGCGGATGAGGCGGATCGGGCCGAGTGGCTCGAGGTGCTCGCTGACACGCAGATTCAAACGGCTCAAATTCATCGGGTGCTGAAAAAGCGCGGAATCATCGTCTCGTACTCGACTGTCGCGCGCTACCGAGATCGCTTAAGGCAGGACGCATGAACTTGCGGAACGAAATCAACGCCGATAACGAGGACACTTCAGAACTCTCAAAGGTGCGGCGTCAGCGCGACTCCGCTAAACACGAACTTGATCGAGTCCGCGAGGAACTTGATTCTTTGAGGCGATCTTTAGAAGTCGTGTCTCAAGTTGAGCGCACTAACATCAAGCCACCTAAATGGCTTGCGCCGACAGCGACAAAGAAAACCTCTGCGACCCTTGTGGTGATGCTGTCCGACCTTCATCTTGACGAGGTTGTTAATCCAGACGAAGTGGACGGACTTAACGCCTACAACCGCGAGATAGCACGGCTACGGCTTCGCAAGTGGGCCAACAACGTCATCAAAATGGCTCGCGACCATTTTAACGGTGTCTCCTACGACGGAGTGGTGATCTTGCTTGGCGGCGACATCTTCTCGGGAGACATCCACGAAGAACTCAAGGAAACGAACTCCGACACGCTGCTCGGCTCGATGTTGTTCTGGTCAGAAGAATTGGCCGCTGCGATAGACATGCTGCTCACGGAATTCAAACAAGGACAGGTTGTGTCGGTGGTCGGGAATCATGGGCGGACGACCCGTAAACCTCGAGCCAAACTTCGCGCACGCACCAACTTTGACTGGTTGCTCGCCAAAATGCTCGAACGCCACTTCACGAAAGACAAACGCGTCAACTTCATTATCCCTGAGGGAGCAGACGCTTACTTTGAGATCTACGGGCAGGGCCATCTCCTGACGCATGGTGATCAGACCAACGGCGGCGGCGGTATCGGCGGAATTTGGCCTCCCGTAATGCGGTTGCGCGCTCGTAAAGCCGAACGGTATCTCGCTGTCGGTGGGCAGTTCCTCACTCTCTGGATGGGCCACTGGCATCAATACATCTCAACCCCGAGCCTCGTGGTGAACGGCAGCCTTAAAGGGGTCGACGAGTACGCCTTTTTGCAGAACTTCCGCTACGAACTGCCACAACAGGCTTTGGCTATTGTGGCTCCGAATCACAACATCACGGTGCACGCGCCTGTGTTCTGCGTCGACCGCAAGGCCGAGGGCTGGTAGCCGCCTAAAAGGACATTCGTCCTACTTGACCCTGCTACACCCTGCCTGTACCGTCTCTGCCGAGGTACAGAAATGGGCTGTGAAATGTGCGACGACAACAAGGTGGTGATCCTGCCGACAGGCGACGATGTCGACCTGTTCCCGTGCCCATGCTGCCAAGCATGGCCACAGGGATTTGGCGGACTCAAAATCAAGGTGCGCGGTCGCATCCACTGGCTGATTCTGCCCTCCGCACCGAACGAGTGCGCCATCTACCAACCGAGGAGAATCAAATGAAAGCCAAGAGAGTCAAGGTTCCAACGCTGTTAAAGCAGCGCAAGTTCGTTGGAGCGAACCTGCGCGAGATGCGAGTCAAGTCGAATCTCACCCAGACCGCGCTCGCACAAATGTGCGACATTGACCGCAAAACGATCAACCGCATCGAGAACGGCCACTTCTCGCCATCAGTCGACACACTGGTGCGAATCGCCAAAGCCTGCGCAACCACGCCAGCGACCGTGCTGAAAGGAATCGATCAACTGTGAGCATCATCCCACACGAACTCGACGAGGTCACGGAGAGTCCCGAGCGTGAACACTTCCGCGTCAACGACGACGGAGCAGCCGCTTGGGCCATTGAACGGCTCGCCGAGGTGAAAGCCGAGATGGCCAAGCATCAAGCCCTCCGCGACAAAGGAGTGCAGCGTCTGGACGACTGGCTCGAGCACGTGCAGAAGCCTCTGGTGGCGAACGCATCGTTCTTTGAGCATCTGCTCGCCGACTACGCTCGTCGTCAACGGCTCGAGAGCGACCGCAAAACCATCGCGCTGCCACACGGCAAAGTGTCAACCCGAGTGACGAAGCCAAAGTTGCTGATCGATCCTGAGAGGTTCCTCGAGTGGGCGCGCGCCAACCGACCAGCGTTCATCCGCATCAAAGAGGAAGCCAACATCACGGAGATGAACGCGTCGGTGGTGATCCAAGACGCCAAAGTGATCGATCCTGACACGGGTCAAATCATCGACGGCGTGTCGGCCACTAGCGAAGAGTTGTCAATCAAAATAACGGTCAACGAGGAGGAAAATCAATGACCATGTTCCAGCCAGCAACAAAGAAACAGGCACGCGCCCGTGTCGCCATGTCTGGGCCATCAGGCTCAGGCAAAACGATGTGGGCGTTGATCTGGGCCACGACGCTCGCCAACGGCGGCAAGGTGGCATTCATCGACACCGAACGAGGATCGGCATCCCTGTACGCCGACCGCTTCCAGTTCGATGTGCTTCAGATGGCTCCACCGTTCCACCCAGATCGACTCATCCAAGCCCTCAACGACGCCCAGAAAGCAGGATACGACGCGGTGATCGTTGATTCGCTCACACACTTCTGGAGTGGAGCAGGTGGCGTGCTCGAGATCGTCGACGAGGCTTCGGCACGCTTCAAAGGCAACAGCCACGCTGCATGGCAGGTTGGCACACCGATCCAGCAAAAGATGGTGGACGCGCTGCTCGCCTTTGACGGGCATCTCATCGCCACGATGCGAGCCAAAACCGAATGGGTGATGGAACAAGGCCAAAACGGCAAGATGACGCCACGCAAGGTTGGTCTCGCACCGCAGCAACGCTCAGACATCGAGTTTGAGTTCACGCTGTTCTTGGACATCGATCACGAGCACCGCGCAACGGTCGGCAAGACACGATACGCCAAGTTTCAGAACCGTGTGATCGGGCCTGACGACGCAGTCGGTGCTGCTAAAGACTTCGCCGAATGGTTGATGTCTGGTGAAACCGCCACGCCAGCCGTCAAAACGGTGACGCCGAGCGAGCCTGTCGGCGACCGTGCACCAATCGCAGCCATCGCCGAGATTCGTGCGCGCGTCAATGCGCTACCTGCTGAAGCCAAAACGAAACTGCGTGATACATGGAATCAGATTCTGCTTCCAAAGATTGATCTGCTCACCGCCGATCAGGTCACGCTCGCGCACGCAGCCATCGACGCCGTCACAGAGTTTGACGACGGCGAACTTCTCGACGCATAAACCTCGTTCCCCACAAGGTGCGTCGAGTCGCTACCTGCCGCAGGGTCATGGTCAACCCTGCGGCAGGAGCATTTTGGGCGTGACGACGCGCACCCGAGGAGAAGGACAGTGCGCGCCGACCAGCACTGAGACTGGCTAAATGAATCTATCCGACAAAGGACGGTAACCATAGTTGCGTTGCATCTCTGTTGATGGCATAGTGGCGCGCGAGGAGGCCGCATGAGCGGATTATTGCTAGACGAACAGTTCGTGGCCGTGTTCCCAAGCCTTGTGAAACGGTTGGGTGGAATGAACGAGGCAGCGGTGCTCCAGACCGTGCACTTCGCCAGCCGACTGAGTGAGGTGCATCACGAAAACTTTGTGTGGGTCGAATTAACTTCAACGGCGATTAGCCGTCAAACAGGGCTGTCGAGCGACCAAGTGTTTCGCGCTCTGTCAACGCTTCGGGAGCAGGGCGTGCTGATCGCCAAGACAAGCCCGAAGGGTGGCCGCAAATTGATCTGGCGAATCGACATGGACATCCTCGAGGGGATACCGCGAAATCGCGGAATCGATACCGCGAAATCGCGTAATGCATTCCGCGAATCCGCAACATCCACTACATATAAAGAAGATAAAGAAGAATCTAAGAACAACACTCTTTTCCCTGAAGCGAAAATCCTTCCGATCCGACCTTCTGAGCCACCGAGCGGAAGCACGGTGGTGATCGCCTTCGTTGAGGAGTTCAAAGCCGCCCACTCCCGTGAGCCTGATTCGGGGTCTGTGGGCAGAATCGGGCAGACCGCTAAACGGCTGCTGAAAACAGGCTCAACCGTTGACGATCTGGTTGAGGCGGCGAAACTGTGCGCTCGAGCAGGCCACGCCAATCTGTCGGCCAGCCTGCTGAAACACATCGCCAAACCCACAGAGCCGAAGGGCTTCAAAGGAATCAGGGAGTTCCTTGATGACGAAGAATGAGGTCGCCAAACTGCTCGCCATCTGTAGCGCAGCATTTCCCCATGTCACCGTGTCAAAAGAAACCGCGTCCGTGTACGCCGAAATGCTCGGCGATCTCGACTTTGAGCAGGCTTTGCGAGGCCTTCGTCGAGTGCTTGCAACCAGCCACTTCTTCCCATCAATCGCGGCGATACGAGACGCCTACGTCGCAGTAAGTGGGCATCGCCCACCATCAATCGAGGAAGCGTGGGGTGAGGTGATCCATGCCGCCAAAACAGTCGGCGCGTCAACGCTGCCAACATGGAGTCATGAAGCAGTCGCTAGTGCAGTCTCGGCTCTAGGATGGAGAGAAATCTGCATGGCCGATAACGCGAGCGTCCTGCGCGCCCACTTCTTCAAAGTGTACGAAGGCGCGGTCAAAACGGTGCTCGAGCGCGCACTCCCATCAAACGCCAGACCAGCGTTGAATTCGTGAAGCGTTCCAAGCCGATCCGTCGCACGCCACTCAAGCGTGGCCAGCCACCGAAAAGGAAAACCATGCTCAAAAACAAGCGCGGAGACAGTGCCAAACTCCGCAAAGCCCGAAACCTCTCCTTCGAGCGCGCAGAAGGCCTCTGTGAGGCCTTCTGGGAGGGCTGTACGCGCAGAGGCGAGGCAGCCCACCATGTGCGCCGCAGATCGCAAGGAGGAGCCGACACACCCGAGAATCTGCTGATCGTCTGCACCCACTGTCACACACAAATCCACGCGAACCCCGAAATAGCGCACCATAAAGGACATCTGAAGTTCGGCGAAGATGCTTGACCCAAACCTCGACGACCTTTACCGTGATCCTGTGGCCTACGTGACGAGCGTCCTGCACTACGGCAAACGGCCCGTCACCCTGAACGCCGAACGTCGAATGCATCACTTCGAGCGCGCCAAAATTGTTAAAGAGTGGCGCAACGCATTTGCGTGGCTCGCCAAACTTAATCATGTGCCACGCCACGACCGAGTGGTGATAATCGCCCAACCCCACCTCAAAGGCGGCAGAATGCAGGACTGCGACGCCTGCCACCCATCCGTCAAAGCAGCCATCGACGGCTTAGTCGACGCTGGAGTGCTGATCGACGACAGCCCACCGCACGTCCTCGAGATTCGCTACATGGCCCCTCTCCCGTCAAGCGACGACGGTCTCACGATCACAGTCATCTCCCGAAACACGACCGAAAAGGAGCCAACCACATGAACGAACCCACCCTGCCGTACAACGGCCACTCAGGTGCAGTGACCGCCTCCGACACATCGCTCGAGCGCGCCCTCGCCGAGGACGCGAACGGCACGACCGCCGCCCGATGCAACCTGATCCTCGAGCACCTCAAGATGCGCACACACGGCCTCACATGGGCCGAACTCGGTGCGATGCTGAATCTTCATCACGGACAGGTGTCGGGCGCACTATCAATCATGCACAAAAACGGGCAAATCTTTGCGCTTCGCGCCAAACGAAACCGTTCCCACCCCTACGTCCACGCCTGCTACCGCGACCTTTACGAACCCACCCACCGCTTCGATGAGCCAGTCAAAACGAAAGCCAGACAGGAACGCGAAGCCCTACAGGAACTACTTGAGGCAGTCGACGCGCTCCTCGATCAAACCACATGGGACACGATCCGCAGGCTACGAGTCGCTCGAGCGACCGTGTCCGATATCGACCTCCAGTAGCGTCAGCCACCTCACCCTGCTAAAGTAAGCGCGGTAAAGGCAGGAGACTCATGGCTACCCAAACCCAAGACCCCGAACTCGTCAACGCGCTACTTCAAAAAGCCGCCGAACTAACGGAAATGATGCGTCAACATCAAACCGCCGTCCAACGCATCGGCGAGCACCGCCGAGTGGTGATCCGATCCTTACGCGAGCACGGCTGCCCCTACCGCCTCATCGCCACCACCTGCGGCGTAACCGACCAAGCCCTCTACGCAGACCTAAGGAAGCACCCAGAATGAACCCCACCTACCGTCTAGTGGTGATCCCCGACGACGAACGCCTCGAGTCCGTCAACGCCTACATTTGGGCTGTCACAGCCGACATCGGAGAAGCCAAATGGCTGGTAATCGCCGAGAACGCCGACGACGCCATCCACATCGCTGTCGGTCGAAGCGGCATCGCTGCGCCAGCCCTCACAGTCAAACGGGCCACGTTCGCCGACCTTGACGCTGTGATCGACGCCGACTAGCCCTAAACGGTGCTGAAACCGCGCAAATGCGCGACTGAACAAGTGGTTGACTTATCCCTTCAAGCGTCCGTAAATTCGTCCCGACCTATGGATAACGACAGGCCTTCATGACGGCGACGAAACCGACATTTGGATCGCTTTTTGCAGGGGTCGGTGGCTTCGATATGGGCATGGAGCAGGCAGGTTGGGATTGCAGGTTCCAAGTCGAATGGGACTTTAACTGCCAGACGATTCTCGGCAAACATTGGCCACTCGTACCGAAGTGGGGAGACGTGTCGAGCGTGGAAGGCAGCGACCTTCCGCCAGTTGACTGCATCATCTTCGGCTCACCCTGCCAAGACCTGTCGGTCGCTGGAAAACGGGATGGGCTACGCGGTCAACGATCAGGACTGTTTTACGACGCAATTCGAATAATAAAGGAGATGCGAGATGCAACAAATGGAACTTTTCCCCGATGGGCAATTTGGGAAAACGTCGCAGGAGCCTTGTCCTCAAACGCTGGACGAGATTTTGGCGCAGTCATCAATGAAATGGTTAAAGCAGGGTCGGTTCTCGTCGAATACGCTCTGTTGGATGCGCAGTACTTTGGAATCGCCCAACGAAGAAAGCGCGTGTTCGTGGTCGCTTGCTTCGATTCTTCAACGGCCAGACACTGTCCCGATCCGTTACTCCCTGTCGGCGAGAGCCTGCGAGGGGATTTTGAGACGGGCAGCCAAAACGCGCAAAGAGTTGCCAGCGTGGCTGCATCGGTCGCTCGAGATGCTGATCTTCACAACGAAGCAGAGGTAGTTTTACTGGACGGAACTCGGGTAAATGACGTTCGCGTATATCATCCGCCAGTGCAAACCCTCAAGTCGCGCATGGGGACGGGTGGGAACAACGTTCCAGTCATCGCCCACCCTGTGCACGGAATAAGACGCCTGACGCCCCTCGAGTGTGAAAGGTTGATGGGCTGGCCTGACGATCACACGCGCTGGAGGGCAGACGGCACGGAGCAGGCCGACACCCACCGCTACAAGCAGTGTGGGAACGGCGTGGCTTCGCCAGTCGCCAGATGGATCGGCAGCCATGTGCTGAAAGCGCACGTTTCGGCCCTTGAAGGGCTTAACTGCGCGGAATGACGGGATGGTTGACTTCATACCCTCAATGCCCCTAAAGTGGGGTCAAGGAGGTCATCATGGAACACAAAGCACCACGACTGGTCAGCCAGTACGGTGAGGATTGCACAGGGTACGGGGATCACGTCTCCGTAAGCACATTCTCGTGGGAGGTCTTGGAATACCGAGACATCCAGTGCGAGATCGAGTACCAGTTCATCGGGTACGACGACGAGGGCGGCGACATCATCCTCTCTCGCTACGTCCTCGCAATGGAGACGAGCAAGGGACACGTTGAAGAACGCTACGAAAGCGAGTGGATCGTTGCTCGTCGCATTGACTACCTACTTGACTCCGCCGAAGGGGTGGCGCACTCCGACGACACCGAGCAATTCGTCCGAGAAGTCGAAACGGCCAGCCGATGACCAAGTGCCGATACTGCCAAGACGAGGTGATCTGGCGCACTAGCGCGAAGGGAAACAAATACCTCGCCGTCCAAGCGGAGATTCGTGGAGACGACGGGCGCGTCATCAAGGTGATCTACCCTGCCCACGAATGTCGTGCCACACCCGAGGAACGCGCAGCCATCGACGCTGCCCGACCAGCCGCACCATTCAAACGCGGAGACGAGGTGGTGCTGATCGACCATCCGCACATCTACGGCCAAGTGTTCTTCGTCAAACTCCACGAGGAGGACGAGTACCGCATCGGCTTCGGCAGGAAACAGTACAAAGCGGCCAGCAAAGGCGACTGGACGGTCGGCGTCGACTGGATCACGGTCGCCGAGCCAGCCGACAGCAAACTCAAAATCAAGCAGTACGTCAAGTCTGACGCACTCAGAATCCTCACCGAGGCCGACAAAGACGAAATCGTCCAGATAGTGCTGAAACAGAGACAAGGAGAAACCCAATGAGCATGCTGAGAATGTTCACGATCAAATGCGACGGCTGCGGAAACGACGGCGACGACGAAGGCCTCTACGGCCCTTACTCGAGCGACGTCCGCGACGACGCCCGAGGCTACGGCTGGCGCATCGGCAACAAGGATTACTGCCCTGACTGCGTCGCCAAAATGTTATGCCCAACCTGCCAAACCCCGATCAGAGAGGAACAACAATGAAACTGGACTGGTGGAAGTACCTGCCCGAACAAGTCCAAAACGGGAACGAGCCGTTGACCGACGACGACTTCTGGGAAGCCGTAGCCGAATCGCGTGGCTGCGACCCATCAGAGATCGCAGACGGCGACCCCGAAGAATGGCTCTAAACCACACGACCCGAAAGGAAACTAACCATGATTGACCTGCGAGACCTCACCGTCAAGGTGAACTACCTGCGCGACGGCGCACTCCACGCCGACGCCGACATCAAACTGCTTGGCCCAGAAGGCGCGCACCGCGCGTTAGGCGAACGCGTCATCGCGCTCATCGACAACCTCAACCCAGAGACCCGTGACTACATCGTCTGCGCCTACATCGAGGGCTACCTGCTGAAAATGCTTAACCCGAACCTGTAAATCCTTTCGCAGCCACCCGAACCGAACTAGGGTGGCTAAATGGGCCAGTCACTCATCCCTCGACCATCATGGTGGGATGACGCATTGTGCCGAGGAATGGGTGTCGATCTGTTCTTCGGGCCTGAACCGACGGCTGCTGAAACCGTCGCCAAACGACGCCAACGCGAAGCCGAAGCCAAACGGGTCTGCGCAGGCTGCCACGTGTCCGTCGAATGCCTCGCCGACGCACTCGCATTCAACGACGAAGGCGTCCGAGGCGGCCTGACACGCCACGAACGACTCCGCATCGCCGAACCCAAACCAGTCATCGGAGGATGGGTGGTGATCGCCACCAGCCCCAAACTTGGCGACGAAACCGTCATCGAACGCCGAACCCCACTAATGGCATCGCTCACCGACGAATACCGTGTCCGACGCAACAACAAAATCATCCTCACAACCACAGACGAGGCTCAAGCATGGCGCACCCTGCACAACCACAAATAGGCAACGCGGAGAGCGTCCCCATTGATCTGCTGAAACCCCACCCGTCAAACCCTCGACGCGGCGACATCAAACTCATCGCCCACAGCCTCGCCACACACGGCCAATACCGACCGATAGTTGCGCAACGCTCCACCAACCGCATCCTCGCAGGCAACCACACATGGGAAGCGGCACGACGCCTCAAATGGCCCTACATCGCCGTCACATGGGTCGACGTCGACGACACCGCCGCCACCCAAATCATGCTCGCCGACAACCGCGCCAGCGACCTCGCAAACTACGACCATGACGCGCTCTGCGCACTACTCCAAACCATCGACACGCTTGACGGCACAGGCTACGACCTCCACGACGTCCAAGAACTGCTGAAAGAACCCGAAGGCGACCTCAACATCACACCCATCGAACGCGACCCCACCCTCAAACCCGACATCGAAATCGGGCCACATCAACTTTGGGTCGACCCGAACGCCACCGAGATTTGGCTCAAACTCCACGAACGAGACACACCCAAAGACACCGTCATCCATCTCCGCAACCTCCTCAACATGCCCGAACCACCCAAACCGAAGCCGCTGCCAGCCACCGTCCCACACATCCACGAACACGCCGTCCAACTCGACACCGTCATCCCACACCCACTCAACGCCCGACAAGGCGACATCGGCGCGATCTCCGAATCACTCCGCACACTCGGCCAATACAGACCCATCGTGGTGAACCTCCAAACCATGCACATCCTCGTCGGAAACCACACATGGCAAGCCGCCAAAACCCTCAAATGGGCAACCATCCGCGTCAACTGGGTAGACATCCCCGTCGACAAAGAACTCGCCATTCTGCTGATCGACAACCGAACCGCCGACCTCGCCACCTACGACGACCGCCTCCTCCTCGAAGCCCTCAAAACCACACCCCTCACAGGCACAGGCTTCACAAACGACGACCTTGACGACCTCATCCAAGACGTCAACAACAACCGCCCATACCGACGCTCCGCCAAAACCAGCGACATCCGATGCCGCGTCTACGAATGGAAATGGAAACTCCCACGCAGCCAATGGGACGAATGGAACACCCATGCTGATCCCCACCACCATGTCGCCACACAACTAAACCTTCCTGTAAACTCATGGACAAAGGAGAAACCCCAATGACAAACCCCAACGTCGCTAAAGACCTCGAGAGTCTGCTGATCCCCATCGACAACCTCAAACTCCTCGACAAAAACCCACGCAAAGGCTCAGTCGACGCCGTCATCGCCTCCTACCAACAGTTCGGCCAAATGAAGCCCATCGTCGCGCGCCTCGACAAGAAACAGATCGACGGCAAACCGACAGGCACAGTCATCGCAGGCAACCATCAACTCCTCGCAGCACGCAAACTCGGCTGGACGCACATCGCCGTCGTATTCACAGACGCCGACCTCAAAACCGCCAAAGCATTCGCGCTCGCCGACAACCGAACCCACGACCTCGGAACCTACGACAAACAACTCCTCGTCGACCTCCTCAAAGACCTCGAAGGAGAACCCGACCTACTCGCCGCCACAGGCTACGACGACAAAGCCATCAAGGTGCTGATCGCCGCCACAGGCGGCAACACCCCAACAGACGGCCTCACAGACCCAGAAAACGTCCCCGACATCCCCACCACACGCACCTCCACACTCGGCTCACTCTGGATACTCGGAAACCACCGTCTCATCTGCGGAGACTCAACCAACCCAGAAGTCTGGGAACGCCTCCTCGAAGGCACAAAAGCCGACATGTGCTTCACAGACCCTCCCTACAACGTCAACTACGGCAACACCCTCAAAGGCCAAAACGAAGCCTTCCACCGCACAATGGACGGCAAAGGCGAACGCCCAATCCTCAACGACAACCTCGGCGACGACTTCTACCCCTTCCTGCTGAACGCCTGCGAAAACATCGTCGAACACACCCTCGGCGGCTGCTACATCTGCATGTCCTCCAGCGAACTCCACACCCTCCAAGACGCATGGCAATCCGCAGGAGGCCACTGGTCAACCTTCATCATCTGGGCCAAAAACACGTTCACACTCGGACGCTCCGACTACCAACGCCAATACGAAGCCATCCTCTACGGCTGGCCCGAGAAAGGCAAACGATACTTCGTCGACATCCGCAACGAATCAGACGTCTGGGAATACGACCGACCGCGCCGCAACGACCTCCACCCAACCATGAAACCCATACCCCTCGTCGAACGCGCCATCGCTAACTCCAGCCTCCCCGACAACACAGTCGTCGACCCCTTCGGCGGCTCAGGAACAACCCTCATCGCTGCTGAAAGACTCGGACGACACGCACGCCTCATCGAACTCGACCCTGCCTACTGCGACACCATCGCCAAACGATGGGCAGAATTCACAGGCCAAACCCCAATCCACCACCCACCCAAATAAGCGATGGCACGCCCAACAAAACTCACTAAAGAGGTACAGGAACGCATCCTGCAAGCCGTCCAAGCAGGCAACTACCTCGACACAGCCGCCCAATACGCTGGAATCGACGCCTCCACGATGCGTCGATGGGTGGTGAAAGGCGAAGCACCGAACGCAGCCGAACCGTATCGCTCGTTTTGCACGGCCCTAAAAAGCGCGAGAGCGACCGCCGAAGTGCGCTCAGTTGCCCTCATCCAGTCCGCAGCATCGAACGGCACATGGCAGGCCGCAGCATGGTACTTGGAACGCTCCTACCCCGACAGATGGGGACGAACCCGAGTCGAAGTTACAGGTGGCTCAGATGGTGAAACTCAACCAATCCGAGTGCAGGTGTCCGCCGAGGCACTTGAGGCTAAACTGCGCACACTTGCACTCAAGCAAGCCAAACGGGCAAAGGATGCCACCAGATGACGAACTATTTCTCACGGCTCCAAGCCCAAGAACTTGCGCTTGCTAAGAAAATATTTGAGGTGTCTCACGATGTCGGATTGACTGGAAGCCAAACAACATACTTTCAGATCAAGACCGTTACCACCGCGCCGATGATTCTGCACCTCGAAGTGTCGTCGTCCGACCAGCCTTGCAAGTTGACCGTCCTTGAGAATCCAACCGTCACGTTAGGGACGACCGCGATAACTCCGTACAACATGTATCGGCTGTCCACGAATCAGGCTGTGACGCTCTTTTATTCCAATCCGACGAGCATCTCGGGTGGAACGGCGATCAACACACACATCATCACGGCAGGCAAGGGAGGTAGCGCGGTATCTGCCGAAAGCGGTGTTTGGATTCTCAAGAAAAACACGTCTTACGTGCTGAAAGTGGAACAGTTGTCCAATCAGGCGACCACGATTGCTTTCAATATTGTGTTTGCCGAAGAGTACGGCTCGGCCCCGTGAACCCTCTCTGGTCGTGGGTGCTTGCTTTGACGGCCCTCGTCGCTTTGACGTTGACCAATGGTCAACATCGCACGGGCGGCTACGCGCTTCTCGTCATCAATCAGGTGATCTGGATCATCTATGCCACACGGACGCACCAATACGGCTTCTACCTCACAGCCACCTTCAACCTGCTGGCATTCGGCCTAGCGTGGGCCAAACAAATCGCCAGCATCGATGAATGAACTCCGCGCACGTCCTTGACGAACTGTTGGCACTTCCAGCCAAGCAGCGCGCTGCAGTGCTCGAGCAACTGAAACCAGCCGAACTGGCCGCTTTATCGACGCTTGCTGATCAACATCTACTTAATCCATTCGCGCGTTTTGAGGACGACCCTGTCGGCTTCGTGGAGCACGGCCTAAACGAACGACTCTGGTCACGCCAACGAGAAATCCTCGAATCCGTCCGCGACAATAAACGCACCGCCGTCCCTGCGTCACACGCCAATGGCAAATCCCATCTCGCGGCTCGAGCCATCGCATGGTGGATTAGCGTCCACCCTGTAGGCACAGCGATGGCGGTCACAACCGCCACCACGTTCCGTCAGGTGCGTGCTGTTCTCTGGTCACACGTCCGCCGCGTCCATCAAAGACACGGACTGATCGGCCACACAACCCAAATCGAGTGGCGCATCGACAACGAACTGGTCGCCTACGGCTTCTCCCCTCGAGACACCGATGAAACCGCCGTTCAAGGAATCCACGCACCGCACCTGCTCGTCGTCGTCGACGAGGCAGGCGGCATCTCAAACGTCCTCGGCAACGCCCTCGAATCAATTATGACTGGAGGCCACACCCGTCTCCTCGCTATCGGCAACCCACCAACAGACGTCGAGGACTCATGGTTCGAGCGCGCCTGCCACAGCGATCTCTGGACAACCATCCCGATCTCCGTCTACGACACACCGAACTTCACAGGCGAGGACGCAGGAACATGCCTCTCCTGCCCACCTGAAGTTGCGCCACACGACATCAAAACACACCTCGTCGACGAATCATGGGTCAACGACGTGCTTGCTGAATTCGGCGAAACATCCGCCTTTGTCGAAGCCCGTGTCCACGCACGATTCCCACGCTCAGCCCCAAACAAGGTGCTACCCCTCTCATGGATCGAAGCCGCCGCCGACAACGACGACCCCGTCCAGTCAAACGAAATCAGGCTCGGCGTCGACATCGCCGCCGATGGAGGGGATGAATTCGTTATCGCTCGAGCAGACGGCATGATCGTCACGATCCGCCACAAATCGTCAGGTTCCGCCAATCAGAACGCTGTCGATGTCGCAGGCGTCGTGCTGAACCATATTCGTGAAGCCGAACGAGACCGCCTCGAGCGACGCATCAACCAGCCAGTGCGCGTCAAAATCGATACCATCGGCGTCGGATGGGGTGTCGTGAGCATCCTGCAACGCTGGAAAGACGAGCAGATGCACGACAGTCTGGTGATCCCCGTCAACGTGGCCGAACGAGCCGCCGAAGCCGCCAAGTTCGCAAACCAGCGCGCAGAAATGTGGTGGAACATGCGCACGCTTGTGCAAGCCCACCAGACACAGTCAGGTGTCCCTCAGATCGACCTGAAACTCGATCTTGACCGTCGCACCATTGCCCAGTTGTCTGCACCGCAATACAAATCAGACTCGTCGGGTCGCATCAAAATCGAGTCAAAGGTCGACATGAAGCGGCGTGGAACATCATCGCCTGACCGTGCTGAAGCCGTCTTGCTGGCCCTCTACGAGCCACCAAACTCAGGAATCAACCCTGTGGTCGCACCAATCGTGCTCGACCAGTCGAACCCGTTTAGTTTCTAGAACTTCTCTTTGCCGATACCGAACTCGTCGGTGAACGCGTTCGCCACCTGCAACGCTTCCGAGATCGTCATGTCGACACGCACGACTTTGACGTTAAGGTCGCCCAGACCGTCCTTCGAGTCTGCGCCGACTGCGGCAGCCCAACGGTGATGGCCGTCAATCACATAATTGTCTTTTGACACGTAGATCGTGCCTGAGTCCCACTTCTTGGAGTCCATGATGCCTGCGACCTTGTCGCTCTTCAGTTCGGCCTGCGACGCTTTGAGGCTGGCAGCAGGAACCTTTTCTTCGGTTACTTTCACGCCTTCGCCTTTGAGGAACTTGAGGAACGCTGGCCCTGCGTCAACCTGACCCTTGTCGTCGGCGATCTTCGCCGCTTCGCTGCCTTCGCGTGCTGTTCCCGACAACTGTGGCATCTCAGCGCGAGGAAGTGGCTTGCCGTCCGCGTCGGCGAGTGACTGACCGCAGAACACGTTCGTGCCTTTCACTGACACGTTGCAAAGGTTGATGCGCACCTTCTCGCCGCGCTCCTTCGCTTCATTGACCATTTTGTGTAGTTCTTTGAGAAGCGTGTTCACTTGCTTCTCGTCCTCGAGTTCAACGACCTCACCCTTCGCCATCCGTTTGATCGCCTCTTCGACCGTCTTGACGCGGATCGGCTCAGGCCGCTTCACAAGCATCGCCTTTGCTGATCGTTTGCCCGACTTCAAATCACGCACGATGCCCGACGCCTGCGACTCGGTTCCAACACCTGAGGCGTCAACCCACTGATTCCCTCTAAATGGATGACCTTCGTAGTCGCCCTTGCGCAAGGCCTGCGCCTTCAACATCGCGGAAGCAAGCGCGCGGCGTGCTGAAACTGACGAACCCTCGACACCTTTGCGCTCGATCTCTTTGCGAACGATTCCCCATGTCGGGTCGTCAAGCGTCGAGTACGGTCGCAGCGAATCAACAATTCTTAGTTCGTGTTCAAACACGCCCCAGAGTGTAACGCATCAACTAGGTGCGGTGGATGAGGCGAGGGGTGGCCCCATCCACCGCATGATCTAGATGGTTTGCTGATCGCTCGAGCGTCGAAGGCTGCGCATCCTGCGCACGAACTCGTCGCGCGCGGTCTCGGACGGCAGAGGCCTGCTCACGTTTTGCAGAAGCCAGAACGACAAGCCGATCAACCCGATGAACGCAGGGATGGATGGAGCCTTGTCGGTTCCTGCTCCCTCAAGTCCGCCTCCGCACCACAGCGCACCGAAGAAGCAGGCGGCCAGCACCTTGATTTTGGCTTGACGCCACTTGCGATGGTTGACGACTCTCACGAGTGCACCTCCTCACGCTGGTCGGCTGCCCTGTCGGCGTTCGGGTCGCGCACCTCGAAGCGTGCTGATCCGATCCTGCGGAACCTGTCTGGGCGTTCGTTGACCTGCCTGCGGATGAGCGCAGCGTTGATGCCCAACGATTCGGCCAGTTCGCTCACTTTGAATTCGGCGTACAGGTTGGCGTCCGCCCACACGTGCAACGCTTCCGTTCCGTCGAGAGGGTATTCGCTCAACTTGTCGGGTCGGTAGTCGTGGTAGGCCTCGCGCATCGGTTCGCCTCCCCAGACCGCAGCCGAGCCGTCGCGGTTCCATTTGATGAACCTGTATTTCGCCTTCGGCTGGCTTCGATGGTAAAGCGTCTGCCCTTCCTGCCAGTGGGTGGGTGTCGGCTTGTCGTCGTGGACGGCTGCGACGAACTGCGGAGCCTCGACGATGGCTTTGACCTGCTCGAGTGCCTCCTTGACGGCTTCTGGGCTTGGCCCTCGCCTCTCTGCTGATCCTTCGTCTCGAGCCTGAATCTTGGCGTCGAGCCGTCCCGAGGCGAGCCTCGCTTCGTGTCGCATGGCAGCGCGTCGCGCCACCGAGCCGTTCGCGTAGTGCATGGCCTCAGCGACGGCAGCCCATGTCTGGCCTGCCTCGTGCGCCTCCCACGCCTGCCTGTCTGTGTCCAATGTGCTCATGGGTCTCCTTCCCCGTAGGTAGGAACGACAATAGGACACAACTAAACCCGAGTCAAGCACCGAAAGACCGCGAAAAGACGCCATCTCACGGCACTCCTACCCTAAGATGCTGATCGTGGCCGACAAACCCGACCCCATCGAAGCCGAGGCACGCACCATCGCTTCCTACGCCTTCTGCCCTGCCGTCGTCGTCGTCCCCACCGCCGAAGGCGCAGCCGTTGTTGGCCCGTTTGCCGATCAAACCGCCGCATGGGTGTGGATCGACCACTATGAGGCGTTCCTGCCCAAAACAGGCGTTGTCGCCGTCACACCCCTCGACCCCAAAACCGCGATCCAAGACCTCGTCGATGAAGGACTGCTCTAAATCCTTGACTCACCGCCCAACTACGGTTTAGTGTCAACAGTCCGAGAGAAGGAGAACCCAATGCCATACCAACCCGTCCCACCACGCGAGTACATCTACATGGCCCCAGAAGGCGAATGCACCTACTGCGACCGCGCCCGAGCGACTGGTGATCAGATGATGCCGTCCCACACAGCGTCAGTCACCTGCCAGTCGGGCAGCCACAACCACTGCACCTGCGACCGCTGCTACTAGGAGGAACCGTGAACTCAAACCATCCAGTATTCGGATGGCGAGCGTCGCTGGCCCCGTGCCCACGCTGCGGCGAACGCTACGACCAGTCTCGGCCAGCCATATCCAGAACCGACGACGAAACCTCAGTCTGCTCCGACTGCGGTCAGGAGGAAGCCATCGAGTGCTGGCTGTCCCGTCTGACACCGCAAACCGAGTGGCACATCAACGAGGTGAAATCGTGACGCTGCTCTGCCTCTGCCGAATCCCGTTCCTGTGGACACAGAACCCGATCTGTGGGGAGACTGACGATGACGAATAGCCCCAACCCCATCGAAGCCGACCGCGACAGATGGCAGACACTCGCGCTGAAAGCCGCAGACGTCCTACCGTGCTTCTGTGCGCTCAACTCGGTGCGCAAATGCGTCCGATGCCAAATCAACGACGCACAGGCAGGCAACTTCACATTCCGCAACACGATGACCACCCAAGAACTCATCGACTGCCTTCTCCGCGCCGATCAATTCACAACCCACTCTCGAGCGATCTTCATCAAAGACGCCGCCGACAGGCTCCAACAACTCGACACCGAATCAACGAAATGGCGCAACGTCGCAGGAATAATGCACGAAGCATTCCTCGACCAAGACGAAGAAGTCCTTCTGACCGCCTACCACGAAGCCTGCCAACCAGAAACAGAGGTGAACCCGTGAGCATCCACCAAGACACACTCGAACCCCGATTCATCACGATCATGGCCGACTACGACGGCTTCGCCCGATGGGTGGCCGAAGTCCGCAACGCCGACACAGGCAACGTCGCGCTCGAGGTGCTGATCGTCCTCGAAGAAGATGGGAGCATCGCGCTCGCCACACGCCCGAGCAGCGACTGCACATGGTCGCCACCCATCATGGCTATCCGACGCTAAAACGCGGTGCGCTAACATGGCTGCGTGCTCCACCGCGACCAACCCCTGTCACCCATGCAATTGGCGGCCTTCTCGCTGCACGAACTGTTCACGACGCTTCAGGAGGCTGGATTCTCCGAAGAACAGTCGCTGGTGCTGATCGGCAACCTCATGGAGAAAACGGCGCATGGGAATCCACGCAACAGTTAACGACCTGCAACCACTCGACATCGTCAAAGTTGTGTGGGAGGACGCCCACAACCTAGAGGATGGATGGAAAACCCTTGCTGATCTCACCGAAGAAGCGATCTCGTGCCGCATCGAGACCGTTGGCTTCTGGTTGATGCAAACGAACGCGTTCGCGGTTCTCTGCTCCGATGTCGACCGTTCAAGTGAGCCAGTACACTTCCACACGGTGCTCACCATCCCGTTGCACTGCATCATCGAAATTGAGCGACTAAATGGCTAAAACAGACGGCTACGACTTTCAGGAGATCGGCTCCTCAGGACTCAAACGAGTCGCTGGTTTCATTGACGACGAAATCGTAAATTCGTTACGCGGCCTACAAGGCGCGAAAACCTATCGTGAGATGGCCGACAACGATCCCGTCATCGGCGCGATGCTTTACGCCATCGAGCGACTCATCATCCAAATTGACTGGCGTGTCGAGCCATTCAGGGACGAAAACGACGAGACGACGAAGAAAGACGAAGAGATCGCCCAATTCGTTGAATCATGCCTGTACGACATGTCGGACTCATGGGAATCCACCCTCTCAAACCTCCTCACATTCCTCACCTACGGGTACGCATACTGCGAAATCGTCTACAAACGCCGCCTCGGACGCGACCAAGACGACCCGACGAAACGCTCCCAATTCGACGACGGACGGATCGGCTGGCGCAAGATCGCGCTCCGCGCCCAAGAAACCACATGGGAGTGGATGCTCGACGAAAAAGGCGGCATTCAAGGCCTCAAGCAGTTAGACCCATCAGTCGGGCCACTCGTAGAAATCCCCATTGAGAAGGCTCTGCTGTTCCGCGCCTCCACCGCCCGAAACAACCCCGAAGGACGCAGCATCCTCCGCAACGCATACCGCGCATGGCGATTCAAAAAGACCATCGAGGAAATCGAAGCCATCGGCATGGAACGCGACCTCGCAGGTATGCCCGTCGCCTATGTCCCTCCGTCAATGTTGTCGTCTGCCGCCACAAACGCCGAAGTTTCGGCCCGTTCCGCTATCGAGAACCTTGTGCGCGGCATCAAACGAAACGAGAACGAAGGAATCCTGTTCCCTCTCGCCTACGATTCCGAGGGCCGTCAAACCTACAAACTGGAACTGCTGAACGCTGGCGGCAACCGCCAATTCGACACCGACAAAATCATCACGCGCTACGACCAGCGCATCGCAATGACCGTGCTCGCCGACTTCATCCTGCTCGGCCACGCCAACGTCGGATCGTTCGCGCTCGGCGCATCCAAAATCGATCTGTTCACGACCGCTATCGGCCAGATCGCACAGTCAATTGCTGAAACCTTCAACCAACACGCGCTCCCACGCCTCCTCAAACTGAACGGCATGGACACATCTCGAGCACCCGAACTGACGTTCGGCGAAATCACTCACGTCGACCTTGCACTGCTCGCCGACTTCATCCAGAAGGCGTCCGCAAGTGGCGCACTCATCATCGATCAGGGCATGGACGAGTACCTGCGCCTCATCTCGGGTCTCCCAGAGCGCGATCAAGAGTCTGCTGAAGGCGTGCCCCAAATGCCGAACAACGCCGCTTCTCAGCCACCTGCACCTCAACCTGCCGCCAAGCCAGAACCCAAACCTGAAGCCGATGCGCAGACCGAAACACCGCCACAGCCGCAGTAACCACAGGCATCAACGCCGACCAGTCGCCAAGCAAGACTTCCGCGACGGCGAATTCGCGTCAGACCTCGAAGCCATCTTCGCGCGCGAACTGTTGAACGCCATCGCCAAACTGCGCCGATCCGTCACATCCGCAGAAGTTGAGGCGGCCATTCGCCGATCCGTCGCCGACGCCGTGCGCGCCCTCGACGCCGCGTTCTCCGAGGTTGATCTCACAAACATCGTGAACTCGATGACAAAAGAAATCATCCGAGCAGGCCTCGAGCAAACCCCAGAACTCGCGGCTGGAGGCATCAACATCCGCTTCGATGTGTCCGACCCACGCGCCATCCAATGGGCACAGAACAGGGCAGGTCTGCTGATCCGCAACATCACAGACGAAGTCCGTCTCAAAGTGAGCGACGTCACCCAACGCCTCCTCACAGGCGACATCTCGCTACGAGAAGCACGCAACGAGATTTCACGCACAGTCGGCCTCCACGACCGATGGCAGAAAGCCGTCGACAACTCCTACGAGAAAACCCTCGAGCAACTCCTCGAGGCTGGCATCGACATCGACGAAGCCGAAACACTCGCACAGGAAGCCGCCGACAACTACGCGCAACGCCTGCTGAAAACCCGAGCATCAAACATCGCTCGAACCGAAATGTCGACTGCCATGAATCAAGGCCGCTACCTGCACTGGCAGCAACTCGCCGAAGCAGGCGTCATTGACTCCGTTCGCTCAGTAAAAGAGTGGAGAACCGCACCCGAGTTCGTGTCATCAAAGACCGATGTTTGCCCGATTTGTGAGCCAATGAACGGCATTCAGGCTCCGATGTGGGCAGAGTTCCCAGAGGTTGGTGTGGTGATGCCTCCAGCCCACCCGAACTGTCGCTGCCGAGCAGTTCTTATCGTGGAACCTATCGCAGATGTCATTGATTATGTGACGTCGATGCGCGAGCAACTTGGCTATTAGACTGCACGCATGGCCGACACTCTGATCGCTACGCGCGACAACGACAAACTTTACTGCGAAGGCACAGCGACCCGTCAAGACGGCGTAACCGTGTGGTACGGCTACATCATCGATGAGAACGGCGGCAAAATCCCTGTGCCGAACATCGAGGTGCTACTCGGACACGGCTATTGGGACGAAATAGTCTGAACTAGACTCCTCGCGTGCCGTACCGCGTAGAACGCCGAGGGTCTTGCCCACCAGACCGCCCATTTGCAGTTGTTCTCGAGTCGTCAGGGGAGACGGTCGCCTGCCACGCGACACGCGCTGGTGCGGAGCGTCAAATCGCCGCCATCTACGCCTCTGAGCACGATTTGGAGAAGGAGCAGCCCACGTCGTCGGGTGTGCATGTTGACACGATCATGGGTGAGGAAGAAAAGCGTCGTCGCCTGCTGAAATTCGCGCCAGTGGCCGTGATCAAAGGAGACTATGTCGGTCATCCATTCAGAGGCAACCAATGGACGGACGCGTCTGGAGTCTCAAGGCAGCCAGCCGAATCTATGCGCGATATGAGTCGCGCAGGTCAATCATTGAACCCGACCGACGATCCTCTCGTTGCTGAAACAGAAGGCCGCCCGTTTGAGGGCTTCCTTGATTTGTCTCCAGAAACTCAAGCGATGCTTGATGCTCGCGATGCGTACTTCATTCGAGTGCGCGAAGTTCGTGACGAAGCGAAACGCATCGTTGGTGAAAAAGAAGCAAAGGCATTCACAACCCCTGACGCACTGTTTGACGAGGCACAACGCATCGATCCGTCGTTCGCAGAGACACGGAAAGACGCGGTGTACACAGGCCCAAACGTCTACAAGATCGTTGACAAAATCAAAACCGATATGTTGCTCGCGTACGGAGCGAAACCGCTTCCTGAGGGCGAAACCGCGCCGACTCTCTATTATGCTGCTTTCACACGCGAAGAGTCGGGTCGCCTTACGTCCGAACAACGCACCATCGATCCTAAAGTAGACGTCACCCCGTTGCGCGAACGCGGTATGTCGGATCAACAAATAGGCGAACTGGTGCATGCCGTTGAAGTGAAAGCAAACCGTTTGCTTGACGGCCCCGAAGTCCGTTCCGCACAGTTCGGGCAGTCAGTTCCCGATCAGATCGCCGCAGAACGCAAATTGATCCCCGTGCTCGAGGAAGAACTCAAGAACGCTCGAGTGAGCGTCACAGTCACTCCACGAATCCTGTCAAACATCCTCGCCGATGAACGGTTCAAGACGCAGTTTGAGACAGGGAAGTCAAGAGGATATAACTCAACGCAGGCCCGTCAAGACGAAGAACTAGCACGGTTCGGCTACCCCACACAGATGCCAGCCGACAAACGACCTGTTTACGGGATGATCGAGGTTGGTGGCCTGCGCACCCCGAGCGAACGCGGAAACCTCCAATATGGCAATGTGCTGGTGGTGCTGAAACCAGAAGTTGCCGACCGCACCACGTTCTCCGCAGATGATTCTCTCAGCAATTACCGTCCAAGCGCACCGCTTCGTGAACCGAATACGCGCGGCATTTTGTCGGCCTTCGTGGAGAACACTCACACGGCAGACGAGATTCGGTCAGGCGAAATGTATCTTGAGGCTCAAGTGCACGGTGGAGTCAAGTTGTCCGATATTGGGATGGTCATCTTCGAGTCTGGCGTCCAAATCGAGAACCGTAGCGGAGACAAAGTCAAGACGGCGACCGCGCCGAGCGCAGCCCTGCTGAAACGACTCGAGAAGGCTGGCATTCCGTACCAGATCGTGACGTCAGGCGCAGACATTAAGCCTGTCGAAAAAGCAGTCGGCTTTGACCCGACGCTACTCATCAAAGGCGATTATGTCGGCCACCCGTTTCGCGGCAACCAGTGGACAGACGCGTCAGGAGTGTCTCGTCGGCAAGCCATGTCGGGTGCTGATCGCTCGAGTGGTATCGCCAACTTGCAGGCTGTAGACACCGTTGAGGAGGCGCGTGCCACAGGCCGCCCACTCAAGATTCTGCAACCCGAGCACTATCCACCACAGGTCAAAGCAGCGTTAGCGGCCCATCGACAGGCCCAAGACGCGATCAACGCGCTACACGAAGAGATTGTAGGACAACCCGAAACCGAAGAAGCCACTAAACGCTTTTATGCTGATCGACGCGTACAAGTCGCGGAACTTGCACTTCAGTTAGCACTAGATGAAGCCAGAGTGCAACTCACTACCGAACTTGCAAAGAAATATGGATTCACAGTTGAACAAAACCCAGAAGCACCCTATGAACGCATTCCATACGAGAACGTTTGGCGTGATCCCGATGGCCGTCTCAAGCGCGAAGAAGCATATTTTTACCCATCGAAGTTTGCGGAAGGATATCGCTGGACTGCCGCACCGTTAACACTGCTTAACCCAGATGGCTCTTACCGTCTTGTTTATCAGGGCGAAAACAAAGAACAAAAGTTGGGCTACGAATCGTTCTACGGGATTCCTATCGAGTCCTTGCGCACAGGGAAACCACCTTTTAGTTCATACGACGCTTCGGGCAATCCTGATCAACCACAACAAGACCAGAAGGCTGTTGATGCAGCGCGACAAATATTAATTAAAGAGGCCAAAGACCTCGGTATCGATTTGCCTGAAACCACTCAACCGCCACGCCTATCCGCCAAAAACCTTAAAGGAAGCCTGTCTGACGACGACATAGGTGTGCTTGGAAGCCACATTTTCCAAACGGGTATGCGAGCGTTTCTTGGGGAAACTAAAGAAATCGATACGACGTTGTCTTGGACTGACCCAAAGGGCGACGTCACGGCGACCCTCATTGCGAGGCAGGGCCGATTAGTGACAGACGACGCTCCGCTTTCGGTGACTGTTCCAGCGAACAAGGTTGGAGCGATTCTCAAGGATGGCCGCCTAAAAAGCCAGTTTGAGACAGGCAGATCGGGTGGCAAGAACGATCCCGAGATTCGTGCCGATTGGGAGGCCGCCATGTTCGGCTATCCGCGTGGCATGAATCCCGAGCAGAGGCCGATTTACGGGATGGTTGAAACAGGTGGCCCAAAGCCGTCCTCGACGCGAGGCAATGAGCAGTATGGCACGGTCACGCTTGTGCTGAAAGATGACGTGAAGGATCGAGCGACCTTCACGAACGGCGACTCTCTTAACATGAACAGACAGTTTGTTCCAGTGCGTGACCCGTCAAGCCGTCTGGCCCAAGAAAGAGTGTCGGGTCGTATGGAGGTCGGAGATGACAACGACACCTACTACGAAACCCAGATTCACGGTGGAGTCAAAACATCCGACATCGCTAAAGTCATCATCGACACACGAACCTACAAAGACTTCAAATGGATTAGCGTTCCTCCGTCTGCTGCGCTGCTGAAATCACTAGACAAGGCTGGCATCCCCTACGAGATCGTGGCAGGCAAGAACTTCCAAGACCCCGAAGCGCATAAAAGCGCGACACCCATCCTCGCCAAAGGCGACTATGAAGGCCACCCTTTCCGAGGTAACCAGTGGGTCGACGCGTCAGGCGCACGACCAGCATTCGCAATCCCCGACAACGGCGTTGATTTCAACCCGTACAGTGCTGAAGCCAAAGACTATTCGGAGATGGATCGCCGCAACGAACGCATCGAGTTCTCTGCGAACGCGTCCGTCGCCTTCGACGACGCGCGTCAAGCCGACCTGCTTCGTCTCAACGATCTGCGCGGAGTGGGCATTATCGAGGTTCCTGCACCAGCCGACAAAACGAATCCGCGTCGCTACAGGCTTGTGGTGCGTCTCGGCGGCTACGACACAACCCTTGTTCTTGATTCCTTGAAGGAGCATCGCAACTTTGATGAGGCTTTGAAACGCAAGCCGAAGGTGCAGGAACTGCTCGAGGAATTCGTCAACAACCCAACACTCAAAGTTCGTGCCATCGACGCCGACGTGTGGGAGTACGAGTATGTCGCACAGTCAGGGCCGAACAAGGGTCGCACCATCACGAAGCGCACATCGTTCGTGAAACCGCAGTATTCGCAGCAGCCCGATGTGGTTCTGAAGTCACTCAGCGTGACCAAAGGCGACTATGTGGGCCACCCGTTCAGGGGTAACCAGTGGATGGACGCCAACGGCGTGCCGCGTGGTGAAAGCAGGTCAGGAGAGTCAATCAAGATCGAGCGTCCCGAGATAGGCGACCTTGTGCTTGCTGCCGAACATGATGTCGGTCACACGGACACGGTGGCCATGTTCCTCACCGACGACATCAGGCGACGCGACAACGCCCTAACCGAGTCACGCAATCAGGCTTTAGGTCTTGAGGGATTTCAGGGCGAAGGAACCTACGGCGCGTCGTTCTTTAAGCATCAGGTTGCTTTGGGTGTTGCTGAAACCCTGTCGTCAGTCCCGTTTGACGAATCCAAAACCGCCTTCACTGACCTTATGGCGTTACAAGGCTATGAGGATGAGGCGCGCATCTTTACTGACGGTTTGCGCGGCTTGGTGAAAATTGATGATTCCGTGATTGTTAAGCCAGCCGAATACGAAGGCATGGTTTCAATCACGATCAACGGCGAGGAATCCCTTCACACCATTTCAGACCTCATCACAGACGGTGGAGCGATTCTTTCTCTGCCTAACCCAAATTCAAAGATTCGCGGCATCATTGGCTTTGACGAAAAAGCATTCAAGAATGTGCTGGAGGCGGAAGGTCTCAGCGTTTTATGGAACCTCGACTACATCCCAGAATCCCCGAGAGAGCCTGATCCGCGACTCAAAGATAAACGAGAAGCGTGGCTACGCGCCTTCAAGGCGGGCCTCACAAGCCCAAACGCTGGCCAAGACATCGTTGTCGACGTGAGCGAATCGTTCCCAAGAATTGATGGTGGTCTAGAGATTCGGCGAGTGGAGGACGGTTTTAGGGAATTGTCACGCATCCCTCGGAATCGTGGCGAAAATATCAAGAGTCTTTATCTTGATCTAGGGAATCAAGCGTCTCGAGACCTTCAGACCCTCATCCCTAACGGCTTGGTCTTTGACAAAGAAACGGTCGTCGGTTATGGGCTGGCGACGCAACTTGTCGGGAACTGGGCCAAAACTGCCAACGACTCGCACGTTGTAGCGCACCTAATTCAGGACGTGGCCCGTCAAGAATTCGGTCTTGAACAAGCCACTGACTGGTCTACTAAAACGATGACCCTCACTGGTGAACCGCAAATTCAGGAACAAAGCCGCGCACTGCTCAAACAGAACGGGCCGCTTGTCAAAACGATAGGGCTTGCACTGCGCTCGATGCATGACGCCACTCAACGCCATTTTGAGGCACAAGGAATCCAATACGTGCTGCTTTATCGTGGTGAAGGCGACACACCTGATTCCACAGAAAGCGATTCACTCACGACGCAAGTTAACCAATTGGGTAACATCGGGAAAGGCGTTACTTCTATCGCTACCACTCGCCCACTGTCGTCGTGGGCAGCGACCGTGTCGACTGCTGAACAGTTCTCCTATGGGTCGCGGAGCGCGATAGCGCGAGCCATAGTACCCATCCAAGACATTCTGTCCATCCCATCTACAGGCTTCGGTTGCTTCGACGAGGATGAATTCGTGGTTCTCGGGCGGCCTCGCATGGTGGACGTGAACCTTGCCAGCACGATGGGTAGCCGTGCGTCTCTTGCAGTTGGTGGAGCACGACGCGTTCTTGACTTGGCAGAGAGCGTAGAGATGGCGTACCCGAGGGGATCTAATCGCGGTCGGGAGATGCGAGCATATTTTGAGATTCAACCAGTGAACACGGGCTACAAGGATGAAGCAGAGCGAGCGACGCAAGAAGCCCTTGACTCAGTCATCCGTCAACTTGAAGCCGATCCGAACACGATGATTCCAGCGTGATCTCACGCGCAGGTAGAGTGGCGTCGTGCTGAACCTTGATCCGACACCGTTGGCAGCCGACTGGATGCGTGTCGTCGCGTTCAACGCAGAGTTCGGGCCAATCAACACGCTGGATGAATTTATCGACAAGATGGGGATCAGTCGCTCGTCGGCATTGCGTCCACAGTTAGCGCAGTACGCGTCGATGGCGTGGCTTCATTTGCTGCCGTACCCTGTGCAGCAGGCGATCAAGGAGGCGGCGAGAGTCTCGAAGGCTGTGCCGATGTTTGGGCCGTCCGTGCTGATCAAAGGCGATTATGTTGGCCACCCATTTAGAGGCAACCAATGGACAGATTCATCGGGTGTAAGCCGTAGCGGTCAGGGGTCTGGTGCGCGCCCGAGCGACAAAACGCTGCGCACCATCGCGTTTGAGATGGACTCAAAGATGGAAGTTCTAAAAGATGAAGGCGCGCGTCTCGTCAAGTTCGCTGGCGGCATCGAATTCGTAGACAGGCAGGCCTACATCGACCAACTTCCGCTTGTGTCGCGTGCAACACCGAATCATCAGGTGATCGCCAGTGGCGTGACAATGACAGAGGAAGCCCTGAATGACGAAGCCGATGTCGCTGTCATAGAGGATCGTGACGGACAGGTTTGTGGCGCAATTTCAATGAGCAGCAAGCCGTACACTTCTCAGGAGTTGTCGGAGTTTCTTGGTGGGGTCGACCCGAACTCAACTTGGATCGAGATGCGTAGCGCAGGCTCGACAATGAAAGTTGATGGTGTCGGCTCGGGCTTGTTCGCGGCAGCGATTTCTAAGGCTGCCGAATCGGGGTCTGGCCTGTATTTGTCGCCGCTTGACGAGAGTGCCAGACAGTTCTGGGCTTCTAAAGGTTTCAGGGAGGCGGAACGCGTCGGTGGTAGCGAAGGCACCTACCAGTATCTGGACGCCGAATCGGTGCGAATCATCGCCAACAACCTCGAGGAAGGGTGGGGCGCGTGATTCCAGCCTTCGATCTATTTGATGTCGCTTTAACGGACGAGGATGTGCTGAAAGGCGACTACGTAGGTCATCCGTTTAGGGGAAACCAGTGGATGGACGCGAACGGTGTCGCTCGAGGCGACGCAGGGTCATCTCCCGATCAAGACAAGCAGGCCTACGACCTGCGTCAACAGGGCAAATCTTGGGAAGAGATCGCCAAGATTCTCGGCTACGCGAACGGTGGCTCGGTGCGTCGTCTGGCGATGCGTCACGAGAAACGACTGAAGGACGGCGGTCAGGAAGTGGTGAAACCTGAACCCAAACCTGAGCCGAAGGTTAAGCCGCCGAAGGGTCGTGAACCTGAAAATTATGACGAGGCTGTTGCGCTGGCTAAATCGCTAATCAAGGCCACGTTCAACGGTGACGCCATCGCCACGCTCACTAAATTGATGGCGGATTCAGGGAAAACCTTTGATCCGAACGATGAGGCATACAAACTGACTGATGCCGAACGCGTAATGGAGGAGAAGGTTCTAATGGTCGGGGACGCTGTGCGGATGGCGTTGGCGTTCGCTCAAGCCCAAGCAAGTGGCCTCGACCCGAAGGAAGCGGCGCGTGTCCGAGAGGAGCATGACGCGCTTAAGAATGCGTGGCAGAAACTAGTAGACGCCCGTGCGGAAGCAGAAAAAACCGCGCTGGCGGATGCCAGAAAAGCATTGACTGGATCAAAACAAGGTGCATCTTGGAATCCAACTTTCACAGTTAGCAGTTTCGCGGATCAGATAGCCGCTGCGAGAGCACTAGCCGAGCGTGACGGTCTGCTGAAACCAGACGAATCAATCCAATACATCGGTGGGAGCGTGGCGTTAGGTTTTGCTGGAGCAAAAGCATCAACAGAACTGCAAACCCTTGTGGATCAGTTAAAAGCCGACGAACCCACTGCCGATGTTAGAACTCGCGGCAAAGATCTATTCGTGCCAGTAGACCCTCGCAGCACTACCGCGAGCCTTGTGCGCGCCGTGTACGACGCCAACAAAGACGCATTGCAGTTGATTGAGGCACTCTCGAGCGAAGTCACCGCAGGCAGAAAAACCGTTGCCGAGGTGAAACAAATCTTGTCCTCGCCCACAGCCATTGTTGACCAGATGAACCGCACCTATGTGCTTCCAGAAAACAAAGGGGAACGAACCGACAACGATTACCGTGACACCCATGCAGGTTGGAGTGGTCGTCAAGTGTCGCTGCTGAAACCAGAAACACGACAAGAAATGCTCGTCGCCGCAGTCCAGAAAGCGGCCCAAAGTTCCAACATTGTCGACTCCATCGGTGCGGTAATGAGCCGACCGATTGGTGATCTCGTCGGCGTCAACATAGGAAAACTTGACCCGACGATGACCTATCGGCAGGTTCAGGAACGTCAAATTGAAATCAACACTAAAATTAGAGAACAAAACGAAAAGCAAGAAGCAAGCGGAATCTCTCGCGGAACTGTCGTTAGACGCGTCCTTGAAGATGTCGGTGTCAAAATGGCCTCTCCTGACCTGTTGCGTGTCAACTTTGATCCGAAGCGCAAGGATGCTGCGGAATTGACTGCGGCGGCACGCGAAATCTCGATGATGCTCCCTCGAGCGTTCGTGCTTGGTTCTGATTCGCTCAAACCTCAGTTCTCTGGCGGTGGCCACATGACGGCGGAACTCAAGTTCGGTGGCGGTCGCGCCCACGCCCAGAATCTGATGGGTGGCAAATTCATCATCAAACATGAAACCATTCCTACAAACTCGGCCAGAGGCCTTACTTCGTGGAAGTCGGTGTTTCTTCACGAGACGGTGCACGGAATGGAGTACGCAAATCCCCTAATCCGCTACCTCGAATACTTGACTTGGACTCGGCGTGGCGAAGGCGAGCCTTTGCGAACACTAAAATCGATCACAGGCGCGTCGGGGTATCAGTCTTACGAAAAGGGCAAGAAGGATGCGTGGGGAAACGCTTACGCTGGCAAAGAATACGGTAAAAGCGGAACGTCAACGTATGAGATCATGACCACAGGAATGCAAAGCCTCTATTTTGGGGATGAGCGCGCCGACCGCGAGCATTTGAATGCGGTGCTCGGAATTTTGGCGGCGGCAAGCACACTGGCAGGCAACAAATGATTCGTATAACCGCGATGTCGGGTGGTGAAACGCTGCAGGCCACCGAAATGGAGGTTGGCCTGTGGAGCGTCAGTCCTCTCGAGTTCGCAGACTTCTTTGACTCGGCCACTGTTCCGTCGAGCATCGTGGTGTTGGGTGGCACTCAAATCGTTTACCCCGACTGGCGGTCAGATGACCCGATGATTCGGCTCTACGCTGCGCAATATGTCATCCAGCGATACTTTGATTTGACGTACGGCGAAGCACGACCCATCGAATACACGATCACAGGCATTGCTGAGCAGCCAGATACGGATGATCTGCCACCAGACACGGTGTTCTAGACTGTGACCATGATTTCTGTCGGAGACATCCTCGAGCGTCCACGCAAATCAGGCGGTGTTGAGCGCGCTCTGGTTGAGAAGGTGCGCACGTCAGGCAACGTGCTGATCAACGGCTCGCAGGTAGCCGCAACCTCCGAGAACCCTGTGGTCACAGCCAGAATCGTGGTACTGGACGGCGAGTCGGTGCTCAAGACTCGAGCCACACGCACTTTCGTGCACAAAATGCACGGCGACGACCATGAGATGGGCGTTTATACGCTTGTTCCGCGCCAGAAGGCGATGTACGAGATGTATGAGGCCATCGTCGGGCAGATGGGCCAGTTTGATAAAAGTGTTGGTGGGAATGGTGCTCACTACGCGGACGGCACGGAGAACGTGTTCCTGTCGGAGGGGATGCAGTGCGCTAACTGCGTGTTTTACTGCGGTGGCCGAGCCTGCGAAGTTGTTGCTGGAGACATCGACCCGTTGGGCATCTGCAAACTGTGGATCATCGCTGAGCCTCTTCTCGGCCAGCAGGCTACGCCTGTGCTGATCTCTGAGCGCGAACTAGGGATTGAGAAGGCATCAAACTTCACTCCACCGCAAGCGGTGCGTGACGCCGCGCAACGGGCCGTCAAATGGATCGAGGAAGGGAAGGCTGGCGACGGCTTCACGGCGGTCGGTGCAGGCCGTGCGCGCGATCTCGCAGCAGGACGGGCAGTGTCGCTCGAGACCGTCAAGCGGATCTCCAACTTCCTGTCGCGCCACGAAGTTGACAAGAAGGCCGAAGGCTTCAGTCAAGGGGAGAACGGCTACCCCTCGGCAGGTCGTGTCGCTTGGGATGCATGGGGAGGTGATCCTGCGAAGAGTTGGGTGAGTGGAATCCTTGCCGATGTCCAAAAGGCCGCCAAACTGAAGGAAGGCCAGTTCGTTCGCTGGAACTCGTCAGGTGGCCCTGCGCAAGGCCGCATCGAGCACGTGATGGAAGAAGGCACGCTCGGCGTCCCGAACTCAAGGTTCAAGATTAACGCGCAGCCCGACGACCCTGCGGTGCTGATCCGCATCTATCAAGAGGGTGCGGACGGATGGGTGGAAACCCCAACCCTTGTCGGTCACAAGGCGTCGACGCTTCGTCGTATCGAGCCTCTGTCAAAAGCGACACGCCTCATCAAGCAGGCCACCGAGGAACGCTTCACTCTAGCCCCTTGGTATATTCCAGAAAAATATGATGCGCAGAACGAGTGGACGGACGCGCGCGAACTTCAGAAAGCGTTGTGGGAATACGTTCAGTCTGGTGATCGCACCATCCGTTTGCAGCACAACAAGAATGTGCGCGCTGGCGAATGGGTGGAAGCAATGACGTTGCCGCACTCGTGGACGACCCCGATGACGAAAGCCAACGGCGCAACCACCGAGATCACATACCCTGCTGGAACCGTGCTTCTGGGCGTCATCTGGGACGACTGGGCGTGGGACATGGTCAAGAAAGGCGAGATCACGGGCTTCTCCATCGGTGGCTCAGCGGAACGCCTCGACCTCGAAATGCCCTAAAACCGCGCAACGACGCCACTAAACGGTAGTTGACTACGGCCCAGAAATGCCGTACCTTCTTCGAGACACATACGAGGAGGAGCAAGATGGCTTCACGGCAGCGATACGACGAAGAACAGGTTCTACGCGGTTTGGTATCCGCTTGGATACAACTTCGATCCCAACTCACGGCCACACCGAACGCCTGCATCCTTGCAGCCAACTTCGCTCGCCGAATCCTGCCACGCTTCTACGTCTCGACTTTCGTCCGACCTGTCGGCGTGATCGCCTTCAACCGTGAAGGATGGGAAGCGATCTGCTACGGGCAACCGTTAACGGGTGACGCGTGGAGCGTCGGATGCTCGAGCCGATTCACAACATCAGACTTCGCCTACGACGGTCATGTGGTGATCCAAACCTCAAACTGGTATCTCGACCTGACCGCAGAAGCCTTCGAGCGACCAGAGCACAACATCGTCATGGGTGGCCCTGTGCTGATCCCACTCGCCAAACTCGGTGTCATACCGAAGGATCATCGTCTGCACGAATTAACGCAAACGACACGCACATATTCAATCCCACTTAACACGGGCATCTACACATTCTTTGACGAACCGAACAACCTGAAGTTCCGTTCTGCACCCGACTGGCAAGTCGACTGGCATGATTTGCGAGGCGCGGAAGCAGAACAAATCATCAACGATCATCTGCGGAGCAACCAGTGAACAGAACCCAACGGCGATCAAGGAAACATGCGGTGAAAGAATTTGCGGCACTCGACAACGCGCTCCAGTCCGCAGATAACGCTGCCCGTATCTTGCTCAAAGACCCCACCAGCCCTGCTGAAAGCCGTTACACGGCGGCTTGGGCCGAGATTCCGATGTGTGACCGCAACAAGCCACTCTTGCGCATCTGTGACCGCTACAGGATCGGGATGCAGGGGATCGGGATGCGTGAAACAGGCTCGGTTCAGGCGCGCGTGTTCAAACCTCGAGCCGATTCACGGCTGTCACGCGAACTGTGGCGTCAAGCGTCAACGGAGCGTCGCATGGCTGCCGAGGTTGACTGGGCCACAGAGTTCGTTGCGTGCCTCCGCAGGTGGGAGTTCGTCGCGTCTGCTCACTGCCGTGTCGGCGATAACGGTTGACGGGTGGGCTACTATGGCGACTGAGATGAACCAAGACGCGATCTACAAGATGTTTGCGGCGTCCCCTGTCGGGAAGTCGATGTCGGCTGCTGATCTTGACGCGATGCGTCAAATGCTCGAGACGACCCCTGTCACACAGATCGGTGGCTGGTACGGGGAGCAGATTCGCAAGGCTGCCCGTCTCGCCAAAGGCGATTACGTTGGGCATCCGTTCCGAGGCAACCAATACACCGACGCATCAGGCGTGGGACGAGGCTCCTCAAGTGGGCCTTCCAGCCGTCGCAGCACCGCCGAGATTGACGCCATCAACGAGCGTCTGGCACGCACAGGCGACAAGCAGTTGATGATGGACGGGCTTCTCAGCAGTGCTCGAGCAGACGTTGACGCAGCGATGCGTGCAGGGAAAAACAACGTACCGTTGATTGACGGTCTTGCGCTGCTGGAAACCGCGAACCGTGCAGGCGTTAACACTCCAGAAGGCAAGCAGGCACTTCAACGCGCCTTCGACTGGCTCGAGAACGAGAACTATCACGGGCTTGCTGAAGGCGTCCATAACATCATGCAGGCCAGAGGCCCGAAGAACGGCTACATGGAATTTGAGCGGGATGCAAAAGACTTCGTGTCGTCGCAGATCGCGGAGACCGCACTCTTCGCGGAAACCGACCTGAAACGACAGATGGACGGCATCGACGGAATCATCGAGACATCAAAAGGCGCAATCGACAACGCCGACGTCAAAGCCGAAAGAAGCGAGAATTTTGAGAGCGAGGACGCCGCGAAAGATCGCAAGGACGCATCCGATGTGACTCGCGCTGAGACGCGACTCCAACGGCACGCGAAGGAAGTCAAATCAGTCTTGGAATCCCTGATCGTATACAGTCGGAATGGGCGCACCGATTCAAACGCTGGTGATATCGAGCGCGCCTACAAGAACCTGTTCAGTAAGGCCTCTCAACTTCAGATGCTTCGCTCTGAGATCATGCGCGATAGCGAATTTGAGCGCACCGCAAGCCGTCAAGGTTTTGCTGGCGGCAAGAGCGTCACTGGCAAGTACGGTTTGCTTCTCGGCAGCATTCGGCAGGCATTAGAGGCGATCAACGAAGTCCAGTCTGAGGTTGATAGTTCCAGCGAATCGATCCGTCAATCCGCCGAACAAATGTACGCAGACTCGAAGGGATAATAAAGTGGCCGAAGTTCGCAAGTGTTCATGTGGTGAAGGTAACCAGCAGGTGCTCGACACGCTGCGCTCCACCACGCTGGCCGAGATGCCTGTGGACGAATTCAACGAGATCGTCGACGACGTCAACAAGGCTGGCGGCATCCGCAACCTGTCAGGTTTGTCTCGGGTGCTGATCGAGAAGGCGTTGAACGATTTGCGTGCAGGTGTAGAGAAGGGCGACTACGAAGGTCATCCATTCCGAGGAAATCAGTGGACTGATTCGTCAGGTACTGGACGTGGCGGCGCAGGCGGTGGGCCAAAAGGTTCTAAGAATCAACGGGCTAGATATTTTGACAGTGCACCTGACCGCCCACAGACCGCTGGTGCTAGATATTTTGACAGTGCGCCCGACCGCCCACAGGCCGCTGGTGCTAAATATATCGACATGAAAGGGAATTCTCCTCGTCGCGCTGAGAGTGTGCAACAGGAACTGAATCGCCTGTCTAGAGAAGGCCTACAAAGTCAAATCGATGAACTGAAGATGTATATCGATGACCATAAGGGAATGGCTGAAGTTCTACGCGACCTCGGCAACGAGGATGGCGCACGACAAGCAGAAGCCAACGCTGCGAAAGCAGAGAAAGAGGTGCGCGGCCTAAAAGCGGAGATCGACAGGCGTCAAAAGCGATTCGAAATGGATCAAAAAACGGAGTCCGCTAAGACAAAAGTCACCGAGGACAACATTGATTCCAAATTGAAAGGCGATGACCTAAAGCAGTTCAAAGCGCAGGTCAAGGAAGCCGAGACTGCTGTCAAAGAATTCCGTAAAACTGTCGCAGATATACAAAAGCGCGTGGCCGCCGAAGGAGTTCGTGGCGTTGCTTCTATTCTTAAAGAAGCACTCAATGAGGCTCGGACGTTTGAGAAGTTGGTGCGCGACGCCAAAGCAGCACCAACCATTCGTCAAGCGGTACGAATGACGTCGTTAGGAACAAATGCTGGCGAAAACGCTAAGGGTGCGCTTCGAGAGGTTTTGGGGAAACTAAAGGGCGGCGAAAGCGATGCTGATACAGAAGCAATAAATGCTCTGCAAACTGCTGGCGACAAATATTTTGGTCTTTCGCCAGACCGATACAACCTTGATGATGCCTTTGATTTCATTGATAGTTGAGGCTTGCCAAGTCCTGAATCACGCGCTGGACAGTTCAACCGACGTTTAGTTGTCGGTCTTGTCTGGTCATCTACACTCAAGACAAATGGGTGCGCGCAAGATGGTGAAACTCAAGGTCGAAGAGACCTCTGGGGTCGATCATCCAGCGCATCTGGAAGAAGGTTGGATCGTCATGAAGTCAGCGAGCAAGGGAGCGAAAGTGGCCAAGCAGCCCAACATCGAGATCGAAGTCGGAGCAGAGGAAGAGGAGATGAACGAGGAAATGGAAACCGAGAAGGCCGCGTCTGAAGAGACTGATTTCGAGGCGATGTTCGCCAAGATGAAGGAAGAGCGCGACATGTACAAGGGCAAGTACGAGGACTTGATGAAGGAAATGTCGCCCGAGGACGATGAGGCCTCGATGGAAAAGGCGATGCCTGAGGCTGTCCGCGAAATGCTGAACAAGGCTCGCAACGAGGCCGAGGCGGCACGCACCGAACTCCGCAAGGAAGTTGAGCGTCGTCAGGATCGCGAGTATGTGGCAAAGGCTGCTGCTTGGGGCAACCTGTCGCTCAACGCCGAGGAAGTTGGCCCGATGCTTCGCAAGATGGCAGAGACCAACGGCGAACTCGTTGACGCTGTGATGGGCGCACTGTCGTCCGCTAACGCACAGGCAGAGGCCGCCAACATCTTTGC